CGTCCTGCAGCTGGTCGTGCATGAAGTCCATGCTCCAGCGCTCGTCCTTGCGCGTCGCTGCGACCGACGGCCCGCGCGTCACCGCGGCCTTTCGACGCCGAGGTCGATTCCGCCTCAAATTCAGGCCTTCCAGGCGATACAGTCGCTCCGTCCGCTTGTGGTTGACCAGCCAGCCCTCTCGGCGCAGCAGCACGTGGATCCGCGGCGAGCCCCAGCTCGGGCGCACTGCGGCGATTTCCTTGATCCGCATCCGAAGATCCTCCTGCCCTGGCTTCACTGACACGTAGCGAATCGTCGCGCGCGAAGCGCGTAGCACGCGGCATGCCCGTCGCTCCGTCACCCGGTAGGCATCCCGCGCGTACCCGACCAGCCCGCGGCGCTGGCCGGGCGTCAGACTTTTTTCGGAGCACGTCCTGCAGGATCGCCTTGTCAAGGCTTAGGTCGGCGACGAGCCGCTTCAGCTTGGCATTCTCGTCCTCGAGCTGCTTCAGCCGACGAACTTCCGCGACGCCCATGGCGCCGAACTTCTTCTTCCACCGGTAGAACGTCTGCTCGGACACGCCGAGCTTGCGGCAGATCTCCGCGATCGTCTGGCCCGTCGACTCCTGCGCCAGGGCGTAGGCGATCTGCTCTTCCGTGAAACGCTTCTTCTTCACGCGAACCTCCATCTCTGCTGGAGGCCGTATTGTCCGAGATAACTCGCAGCAAGTTTGGCTCAGGAATCAGGGGGAAGACCAGGATTGCGGCAAGAGGAGCGAAATCGCATGGTCCAGCCGCCCGACTCGCGTCAATCTACGAAGTTCGTTCCGATCGGGGGCCTCGACCCGCGACCCTGTTCACTGAGAGCCAGAGAGCGCGAGAGTTTGGCGCCGGTCAGCCCCGAAACGAGCCGTTCCGATCGCCACCCTCAACTCTCGCCACAAACAGAGAACGCGAACCCCTCGCCACGCGTTCGCAACGCGGCGTTTCTCCGTGCTCGCTCTGTAAACGACACGGCCCCCGCCACTTTGGACGAGGGCCGTTGAACTCCCCGATCGGAACGGGTTCAAAGGTTGGGCGGTCTGGCGGGACGGTGAAGGGGGAGCACGGCGGTGAACAGGCCCCGAGGCCCGCTCGCGAGCCATCTCGCGTTGCTCGCAGGACCTCCGCTCTCCTCGAAGTCAATACTGCCAGTGCTCATTCGCCAGTGGGGCCTTGTTCAACTTCTCACGGTGATGCCGCCACGCGGGCATGAAGCGATCCATGAAAGCGCGAAAGCGATCGCTGTGTTCCCGCTCCAGAAGATGGACTAGCTCGTGGACGACGATGTACTCCAAGCACTCCCGATCCTTCTTTGCCAGTTCCAGATTCAGGAGGATGTGCCCGTTCGATGGGTGACATGAGCCCCACTTGGTGCGCATCTTCCGGATGCCCCAACTCAGCACACGCGCCCCCACGATCGGCTGCCACTTGTCAATCAGCGCCTGTGCTGCTTGGCGCAGTCGTGCGCGGTACCACCGGTCCAGCGTCCTCGCCCGTGCGTCTCGACTGCTGCCAGGAGCAACAACAAGCTCCAGAATGCGCGTGCTCCGGATGCGTGCGTGCGGCTTCTCGTCGCTCTCGATCACCTTGAGTCGGTAGCGGCGGCCTTCGACGAAGTGACTCTCACCCGACACCATCTCTCGCTCGCTCTGCCGCTCCTGTCCGGCGTACTCCCGCTGCTGTCGGCGTATCCATCCCAAGCGGGTCACGACAGCGAGCCGGATCGCATCGTCGCTCAGTCGCAGCGGCGCAGCGATCCGAACCCGACCCGCGGGCGGATACACGGCGAGGTGGACGTTCTTGATGTCCTTGCGGACAACGTCCACGGGCATGCCGCTCACTCGGATCTGGGTCGCTTCAGTAATCACGCTGGCTCTTCACAATCTCAAAGATCCTCTCGATCAGCCCTTCGTCGCCGCCGAGGACCGCCTTCATCGCTGTCCGGACTTCCTTCTCCTTGAACTTGTTCCCCCGCCAGTCTGCCTTCTTCACATTGAGGATCGCCTCGTCCAGTCGCACCGCAAGCTCGGCGTTCTGGCCAAGGTTGTCATACATCGCACGCCGGGCGGGGGAGTTCACCGTTGACGGGTACGAGGTCTGGGTCTCGGGTGCCTTCACCTGCTTCGTCAGCGCCACGATGCGCTTGAGGTATTCCTTGTAGGCGATCGCCTCCTGCTTTCTCTGCTGAATCAACGCATCGAGCAACTCTGACATCTTCTCGTAGTACTTCGGGTTGACGGCCATCTCGTCGACGATGACCCGTCGAACGTTGTTCTCGATGGTCTCTGCCATCGCCTCCTTGTTGTCCCGGAGCCCTTCCGGTAGCGAGTCCATCGCGGCCTCACCGCGCTCCACGATCAACTGCACCAGCGTCAAGTCATGGAAGGCCGAGACCTTCTGGCTGTCCTCCGCCCGGATGTACGTGTCCAGCAGATGTCGCATGGCGGGTTCGTACATCTTCATATCGATGTAGTCGCCGCTCGCGAGCTTCACCTCCTCGCGAACCTTCTCGTAGTGGCCAACCTCGTCCTTGATGGCTTTGGCTTCCGCATCCGAGTACCCAGCCTGGGCCATCTCGTTGGCCAGGTTCGCATACGCGCGAAGGAAAGCAGCCGCGAGCTTGTAGAGAGCGACTCGCTTCGCCTCATTCTCTTCGATCTGCTCGCCGTCTGCGGTGTTCGTGGTCACGAAGTACCGCAGGTACGCCCGCGTGTCCTTGGGAGGCTCGACCGGCTCACACAGGGCCTTGATTGCCTCGCGCACTTCCTCCAGCCGCTCGCGTCCCTTCTCCAGGCGATCCTTCAACAGATCGGCGACATCCTCCGCGTCGAACTGGTCGAACGCCTCGCCCGTGTAGTCCTTGATCGACCTCTCAAGAGACTTGAACAGGTCCTTGTAGTCGATGATGTACCCGTACTCCTTGTCCTCTCCGTCCAACCTGTTCACGCGGCAGATCGCCTGGAAGAGCCCGTGGTCACGCATTTGCTTGTCGATGTAGAGGTACGTCGCCGGCGGGGCATCGAAGCCGGTCAGCAGCTTGTCCACCACGATTAGAAGCTTCATCTGCCCCGGCTCGTCGACAAACCGCTTCTTGACCTCTTTCTCGAACTGCTCAACCTTCGCCGCGGCCGCATCCTCCGGCTCGTTGAAGTGCTGAGCGAGCATCTTGCGGTAGATGTCGTACTGGCGCAGCTTCTCGTTCTTGCCCTCGCCGGAGTCCTGCCCCTTGATGTCGCTGGCCATCGGCGTGTACGACGTCACGATGGCGCACTTCCCGGCCAGGTCGGTCTTCTGGAACATCTCGAAGAACCGGCACGCCGAGTAAATGCTCCCGGACACCAGGATCGCGTTGCCGTGCCCGCTCCGCAGCCGGTCGCGCGTCTCCATGTCGAGCAGGATGTCGGCGACGATCTTCTCCAGCCGCGATTGCGCGCTGAGCACCTTCTGCATGGTGCCCCAACGCTGCTTCAACTGCGCCTTGGCCAGGTCCGTCAGGCCTCGCGTCTTGATCTCGAACCACTGGTCGATCTTGTCCTGGGAGGTGATGTTCTGGTCGATGTCCCGCGCCTCATACCGCAGGTCGAGCACCACCTTGTCCCGCACCGCCTCGTCGTAACGGTACGTGTGGATGTACGGCCCGAACACCTCGATGCTCTTCTGCTTGTCCTTCTTGAGCAGCGGCGTTCCCGTGAACCCGATCAGCATCGCCCCGGGCAGGATCGCCTTCATCGCCTGATGGAGCTTCCCCGACTGAGTGCGGTGGCACTCGTCCACGAAGACGAAGATCTCGCCCTTGGCGTGAAAGCCCTTGGGCAGGTGCTTCTGGATGTCCGCGACGAACGCGTCGATGTCTCCCTCTTCCGAAGTGCCGAACTTGTGGACCAGTGAGCAGATCAGCCACTCCTGGCCTTCGTTGAGCACGCGCACGAGGTCCGCACCGCTCTTGGTGCGGTAGATCTCCTCGCTGACACCCTTGAAGACCTTCTCGATCTGCTCGTCGAGCTCCAGCCGGTCGGTGATCAGGAGAACCCGGGAGTCCTTGACGTTCTCGCGGATCCACTTCGCGAGCCAGACCATCGTCAGGCTCTTGCCGCTCCCCTGGGTGTGCCAGATGACGCCGCCCTCGCGCTTCCGGATCGCTCCCTGCCCGGCCCGAATCCCGAAGTACTGGTTGTGGCGGCAGGTCTTCTTGATCCCCGCATCGAACACCATGAAGTCGTGCACGATCTCGAGGAATCGCTCCGGCCGCCAAAGGCAGGCCAGCCCCGCCTCCAGCGGGTTCTCAATGGCGGCCGCTTCGCCGGCCTCCTTCCATTGCAGGTAGTACTTCTCCGGCGTCTCGATCACGCCGTAGCGCACGCCCTCGGTGTCGTTGCCCGCGAGCACGAGCTGCACGGTCGAGAAGAAGGGCCGGATGAACTCGGGCTTCTGACTGTCAAAGTTCTGCCGGATGCCTTCGGTGACCGAGACCGTGGAACGCTTCAACTCCAGCACGCCCAGCGCGATGCCGTTGACGTACAGCACGATGTCGGGCCGCTTGTCGTGCACGCCGGCGACGGTGACCTCCTCAGCGATGGCGAAGTCGTTCTTCTCCGGGTTCTTCCAGTCGATGAGCCAGACGGTGACCTTCCGCTCGCCCGCGTCCGGGCTGACCTTCACGCCGTAGCGGAGCAGGCCGTACACCTCGCGGTTGGCGTCGTACAGCGTCCTGCTCCCGGAGACGGCCTTGGCCTTCCCCAACTCAAACAGCACTTTGTTGATGATCTTCGCGTCGTGCCCCTGCTTGGCGAGCCAGTCTGCGAGGATCCCCTCTTCGACGTTGGCGTTGTCGGGCCGAGTTTCCCAGTTGCCCAGGTACCGACATCGCATCGGCCCGGCCGGGTCGGTCAGGAACCGCACGATCCGGTTCTGCGTCTTGCGCTCACGCTGACCGACTGTGCTCATGCTTGACCTCCCGCCGCCGCCGTCACGGGAAGCCGCACCCGACCCGTGAGGAGGGCTTGCATCATGCCCTGCTTGATGGCCTTGGCCTTAGCCGCACGAACTTCGAGCGACCGAAGGTCGGCGTCCATGTCGTCAAGAACGACAGCGATCGCGTGCTGCTCAGACGGGTCGAGCGGCACCCTGAGCTCGAACTGGCCCACCTGTGTGCGATTTGCTGAAGTAAACGTGCTGCCTTGCTCAAGTATCTTCCAGCGTGGCTCCGCACAAACCAGCGCCTGAAGCAGGAACGAGGAATCAGCCAGTGGGCGCAGTCCGCAGACACCCCGCCCAAGGCATGCGCTCTCAGATGCAACGCCCACCGCACCGACGGGTGCTCGCACGGTCAGCAGGATGTCGCCGGCTATGCACCGCTTGCTCGCTTGGGTCGTCCAAACGCGGGCGATTGAGCGACGGTCCTCAATGTCCGCGTTCCCTTGGATGAGCGGCAATCCGTCGCCTCGCAGGTTATAGAAGCTGGACGAGGGAGACTGTCCCATCGTGATATCTGCGAGCGCTCGCAGCGGCTTGGCATCCCACTTGCCCTTGAACCCCGGCAGGCGGGTCTTGCCGGTGAGGAGTTGCTGCATCGCGGCCTGCTTGATGGCCCGCTTCTTGGCGATCAGCCGGTCCAGCGACGCGATCAGCCCATCCACATCCGACAACGCCGCGGCGATGGCGTCTTGCTCGGGTACCGGCGGCAACGGCATCCGGATCTTGCGAACCGTGATGAGGCTCATCCCAGCCTTTGCACCGACGTCCATCGACGCCTTGAACAGGCGCTGTACAGCACGGGAAGCCAGGACATAGGCCGCGAATCTCGAGTTGACCGATGCCGGATCAAATCGCACTAGGGCGATATGTTGGTTGATGTATGCGGGCAGGGGCACCCGATCATGGACGAATCCGATTGCACCGATGTCAGCCGTGATCGAGATGAGCAGGTCGCCCCGACGGAGACATGTACGCGTCGCCTCGACTGCGGCCGCTGCATCAAGATGGACGTGCTGGAGGTCGTCGAGGCTCACGTCTACCCAATCGTGCGACAGATTGCCGATCCGGATGAAGGGATCACCAACGTCTGAGTAGTATCGTGCCCATCCACGAGAACCACTGGTAACGAACGGTCGTGAATCCCCGATTGCTCCAACGCTCCAGTCGGCGGGCAAGTCGCCGAGGTCCGTCTTTTGACGGTGCTCCGTCGCGGTGGAAGATCGGGCAATCGAGCAATGTGTGGTACTGGCAGCGATCATGCGATGGCAACCCCCATCGCCTTGAGGTGTCCCTCGACCTTGTCCGCGTACTCCTCAACCTCCTCCTCGATCTGCGGCAGCGTCGCCTCGTACCGCTCTTCCAGTTCGCGGACCCGCCCGGCCAGTGCGTTAGTGAGCCGCTGCACCTCGCCGTCAATCGCTGTCCGGACGCTAGGGAGCCACTTGTCGTCCACCACGAGAGCCTTGATCTCGGCCTCGGTGAGCGTGCCGTACTTCGCGAGCACCTTCTCGTCGAGGGCGTCCTGGGCCTCGTTCACCTTGTCCGTCGCGTCCGATTCGACCTCGATGAGTTTCAGGCAGGCCGTCAGGGCCTTGCGCTCGTCGTCCACATCCTTCTCGTCCTTGATTGCCTTCAGGCGGGCCGTGACGAGCGCCTTGGTCACGTTCCCCTTATCGCTCTTGGCCTCCTCCAGCAGGTCCTCGCCATCGTCACCGGCCCCGCCCTGCTCCTCGATGAACTCCTCCAGCGCCCGGGCCGCCGCGTCGGCTTTCACTTGAAGGGCTTCGATCGCGGCCTGCTCCTTGGCGAAGTACTTCGCCACCACGAGCGCCGGCGGCAGCAGGTCCATCTTGTACTTCTTGGAGCCGCGCCCGCGCCCGATGGAGAGGTCTGGCTCCTCCTTGATCTTCCGTTCCTTGTCGTCGATCGCGGCGCGGGGCTTGGCGGCCTCAATCCAGCCCTCGCCGGCGACAAGATCCACATCATCCTGCATCGACTCGTTCCAGTAGTCCATGAGCCGCTGGTAGACGTCGTACTTGTCCAGCAGCGGCACCTTCTCAAACTGCACGCGGGCCAGCAGGTCTTCGGAGATGTCGCGGATGACCATCTTCGGGGTCAACTTGCCACGCAGGCCGTGCATCAGCAAAGGCTTGTGGGCGTTGCACCAGACGTTGATGACGTGCGAGACCTTGGCGGCGAACGCCGCGAACTCCCGATGGGCCAGGATGGTCGCCTTGATCTTCCCGGACTCGACCTTGGCCTTGCTGTATCCCTTGCGATCGCCCGGGCCGAAGAGAACGGCCCGGAGCGAGGGAAAGACATTCCAGTACTTGGCCAGATCGTCAATATCGCGCTCGGGGATGCCGCCGCGCATGTGGGCTTCGAGGTCGTGGAGGTCCTCGGGCTCGGAGGAATCGATGTAGCGCGGGATGTTGAGGTTGAAGTCGTTGGCGGGGCTGGAGATCTCGCTGACCGGGACCATGCGAGAGAACCGCTCGATCTCGGCCTGGCGTGTGAACGCGTCCACGATGCGGTGGATGTCCTGATCGCGGAGGCGGTTCTTGTTGCCGTCCTTGATGAACCCCTTGCTCGCGTCGATCATGAAGATGCCGGTGCGGGCGTGGGCGTTCTCCTTGTCGATGACGATGATGCACGCGGGGATGCCCGTGCCATAGAAGAGGTTGGCGGGGAGCCCGATGATGCCCTTGATGTACCCGCGCTCGATGATCTTGCGGCGGATGTCGGCTTCTTTGTGCCCGCGGAAAAGCACGCCGTGGGGCAGGATGATCGCGCCCTTGCCGCTCGACTTCAGACTCTTGATGAGATGGAGGAGGAAGGCGTAGTCGCCGTTCTTGGCGGGCGGCACGCCGAACTCAAAGCGGTGGTACAGGTCGTTGCCGGGGTCGATCCCGTGCGACCACGATTTGGTCGAGAAGGGCGGGTTGGCGACGGCGAAGTCGAACGTCTTGAGCGAGTCGTCCTTGTTCTTGAAGTGTGGCGAAGAGAGTGTGTCGCCCTTCCACACCTCGGCCGTCGCGTGCCCGTGGAGGATCATGTTCATCCGGGCCAGCGACCAGGTGGCGAGGTCCTTCTCTTGCCCGTAGAGCGCGATGTTCTTCGCACCGGAGTCCGCCGCCTTGAGCAGAAGCGACCCCGACCCGCAGGTCGGGTCATAGATCGTGGGCTCTTTGAGCTTGGTGCTGCTGTCGATGCCGATGACGGCGGCCAGAATGCGGGAGACTTCGGCAGGCGTGTAGAACTGGCCCTTGCTCTTGCCACTCTCGGTGGCGAAGTGGCGCATCAAGTACTCATACGCGTCACCGAGCAGATCGTCGCCGTCGGCGCGGTTGGCACGGAAGTCCAGGCCGCTGAAGATCGAGACCAGCTTGGAGAGCCGGTCTTGCATCTCCTTGCCCTTGCCGAGCTTGTCCTCGTCGTTGAAGTCGGCCTGGTCGATCACGCCCTTGAGGTCGTTGGCTTCGGCCAGCTTGGCGATGATCTTGTTGATCTTGTCGCCGATCTCCTTGTCGCCCTTGAGCGCGACCATGTCGGCGAAGCTGCCACCCTTGGGCACATCGATTGCGGCGTCGGATTTGGCCGCGGCCTTGTCCGACACGTACTTCACGAACAGCAGCGTGAGGACATAGTCCTTGTACTGCGAGGCATCCATCCCGCCGCGGAGTTCGTCGCAGGAGGCCCACAGGGATGAATAGAGCTGGGACTTCTTCAACGCCATCTTGAACTCCTCCGGCTCACAACAGCCACGGCAGCATGTGCGAGGTTCATCGCGCGCTCCCCTGGAGCCAACGTTCGATTACGACCCGGCTGAATCGCCAGTGCCTCCCCACCTTCTGGCCGGGGATCTTGCCCTCCTGCGCCAGCTTGTAAATGGTCGACTTGGGCAGCTTCAGGTAGGCCACAAGCTCATCGATGGTGAAGACAGCCCCGCCCGGTGAAGGGGCGTCGACCCCCGTCGTGGGAGGGGCTCGGAAGCCGTGCTTGCGACTGCGGGCGGCCACGACAGGGATTGGACACTGGCGCCCAGTTGCTGTCAATTGCTGCTCAGAGCTGGCGGGACTGCCGAGCACCTAGTGAGCCGGTTCCCGGGGTCCGCCCCGGCGGCGTCTGCGCTCCCACCGCCTGGCTCGGGCGGTGCCAGACGCGACTTCGGCCGATCGATGCGGGGTAGGCTACCGAGCCAAGCGAATCCGGGCGCGGACCCGGCGGCATCCGTCCTCCGAGGAGAACCGGCAACGTGGGCAAGGTCGACACCAACGTGGGTGAGCTCGTGGGCAAGATCGAGAGCGGCGAGCTCCGGCTGCCCGAGATGCAGCGACGGTACGTTTGGCGGGCCACCCGGGTGCGCGACCTGCTCGACTCCCTTTACCGCGGGTATCCCTCGGGCAGCATCCTGGTCTGGGAAACCGATCAGGAACAGCCCTCGCGCGACCTCGCCGTCGCTCAGAAGCAGAGCCCATTCGCTGGGCACAAGCTCCTGCTCGACGGGCAGCAGCGGTTGACCTCGCTGTCGGCCGTGCTGCGCGGCGAGCCCGTGATGGTCAGAGGGCGCAAGAAGCCGATCGATGTCCTTTTCAATCTCGACCATCCGGATGGGCCCGCTGAGTTCGCGGAGATCGAGAGCGACGAGGAGTCGCCCCTGTTCGACGAGGACGACGAGGGTGAGGGCGAGGACGAAGAGGAGGGAGACTCGGGACTGCAGGAGCGACTCCGGCGAGCCACGTTCGTCGTCGCAAGCAAGGCGCTCGCCGCCATGCCGAACTGGGTTTCGGTCTCGAAAGTCTTCACGACCGACGGCGACAGCGAGTTCCTTAAGCGGGCAGGAGTCACGGGGTTCGACGATCCGCGGTACGAGCGGTACATCGCTCGCCTCAAGCGGCTCCGAGGCATCCGGCACTACCCGTACGTGATGCACGTGCTCGAGCGGAACCTCTCGTACGAGGAGGTGGCGGAGATCTTCGTGCGCGTGAACTCGCTTGGCGTCAAGCTTCGCGGTTCGGATCTCGCGCTGGCGCAGATCACCGCTCGATGGCCGAACTCCCTGAAGCTCCTCGAGAAGTATCAGGAGGAGTGCGAGGAGCGGTGGTTCACCTTCGACCTCGGGTTGCTCGTGCGAGCAATGGTCGTCTTCGCCAGCGGCCAGAGTCGGTTCCGCAGCGTCGGCAGTATCCCGATCGCGAAACTCCAGCAGGGCTGGGAGGACGCGCGGAAGTGCATCGACTTCGCGGTCAACTTCCTGCGCACCAACGCGGACATCGAGGACGAGTCGCTGCTCTCAGCCCGCTGTTCGTGATCGCGATCGCCTACCTGGCGCATCTCCGGGGCGGAAAGCTCACCGCCACCGAGCAGAAGGACTTGCTGTTCTGGCTGCTCGTGGCGAACGCCCGTGGGCGCTACTCGCGGGGATCGAGCGAGACAGTGCTGGACAGCGACCTGAGCATGCTCTCCAAGGGCGGCGGTGCAGCGGAGCTGATCGAGGCGTTGCGGATTCAGGTCGGCCGACTGGACTTCGAGGTTTCGGATCTCGCGCACAGGAACACGCGGTCTCCCGTGTTTCCACTGGTCTTTCTCGCGCTGCGAGCACGGGGGGCGCAAGACTGGTTCACGGGGCTCGGCGTGTCGCTCACGCACCAAGGCAAGCTCCACTACATCCAGAGCCATCACATCTTCCCGAAGGCCAGGCTCCGCGAGCAGTACGACAAGCGAGAGATCAACGAGATCGCAAACATGGCGTTCATCGGCGGAGGCACGAACCGTCAGATCAGCGCCAAGGCTCCGACTGATTACCTCCCCGATGTCATCGCCAAGCGAGGCGTCGCTGCGCTCGAGCGGCAGGCTGTGCCGACCGCGCCGGAACTTCACCGAATAGAGAACTACCGGCGATTCCTCGAGCATCGCCGAGCCGCGCTCACCGAGGCGATCAACGATTTCTTGAAGTCCAAGCGGTAGAACCTGAACGCTTATCCAGCGGTGTTCGTGCTCCCGCCCTGGCTCGGGCTGAGGCCTGGACCGGTCCCCGCGCTCGACCCGATCGTCGGCATGACCGACCCCGAACTGCTGGTGAAGCTCGACCCGCTGGACTTGCTGGCGGTGACTCCGGTGGAGCCCGAGGTGCTGGACATCGTGCCCGAGGCCGAGGACGAGGAGCCCGACGTCGAGGTCAGCGCCGACAGCGAGATGTCGTTGTGCGCCCAGATGCCGTCGACGAGCAGCGTGTTGGTGCCGGGCACGTGGAGCGCGACCGTCTGCACGCGGCCCGCGATGCGCTCCACGCTGGCGACCGCCTCCTCGCCGAGCCCATCGAGGAAGAGCGCATCGCCGACCTCGACCAACTCCGCCGACACGAAGCCCCACTGGTCGTCGCGCCGAACGAGGATCGGGTGCTCCGCCGTGCACTTCACGCGGCCGTTGATCACGACGAACCCGTCATGCGTGCCGAGCCGCACCGCACCGACCGGCTGCGCGCGGCGGACGATGCCGTCTAGGCCCCAGCTCGAGAGCCAGTCGTACTGCGCGCGGTAGTCCACGTCGACGACGAGGCCGGGGATCTGCAGCGACGCGATCGCGTCGCCGGGCTGGAGCGTCTCGATCGGCACGCGCCTGCCGTCGGCCATCGTGACCAGGGTGCCGAAGAGGAAGCAGTTGGTGGATCCGCCTCCGGATCCGCCCGATCCGCCGCTGCCGCCGCCGGTGCCCCCGGAGCCCCCGGTTCCTCCGCCCGTGCCGCCCGTTCCGCCACCGGTGCCGCCGGTCCCGCCGCCACCCGAGCTTTCGCCGCCCGAGGAGACGCCGGACGACGCGCCTGAGGAGACGCCGCTCGAACTGCCGCTCGACACTGAGTCGGTCATCGAGCTGCTTGCGGAGCTCGACTGCGAGGAGGCCTCGGTGGACTGGCTGTTCGAAGTCGGCGGCTGCTGGGTCGTGGCCCACACGGGGATATAGAGGAAGTACTTGAGCGCATCGCCGTTCGAACTCATGGCTTGGTCTCCTTCTTGGCGACGGGCTCGTACCAGCCGCGCGTGTCGATCGGCTTCGAGCACTCGGCGCCCGCGCGCTCGAATCCGTTCGGCAGCACCGTGACCCGGTGCTCGCGGCCCTTGAACGGGCGCGTGAGGATGGTGCCCGGCGGCGGGACGCGCTCGTCGCGCTGGACGGCCAAGCGCGTGGTCGCAGCTCCGGTGCGGAGCGACGGCGGTGGCGCTGGTGGCGGGCGAAGGCGAAGGTCGGCGTCGCGGGCCAACTCGCGGGCCAGCGCCCGGGAGCGCTCGATCGCCCGCGTAGCGAGATCGCCCTCGGCAAGCGCCTGGATCCGCCAGGCGATCCGGCGGAAGAGCCACTGCTTGTTTCCCGAGCGGGCGGCCTCGCCGAAGACCTCGGCGTAGCGCCGCTGAAGTTGGCCAACGGTCATGCGTTCCAGCGCGGCGATCTGCTTCGGGATGGGGTCGGTCTCAATCATGCGTGCTCTCCGGCCTTGGGCCCGTTCCGATCGGGCCGTCCGGCCAGTGGCACACTGAGCCTCGAGCCGGCCGAGAGTGCAAGTCCATCAACGGCAGATTCTTGCGCCTGCGCGGCAGATTCCGATCGGGCGGCGATGGCCTTGGCGATCCCGCTGGCAATGATCGCGGCGACCTCGGAGGGCGTCTGGTTCTTCAGCGCCTCGGCGGTCTGGTGCTGGCGGTGCGTCAGGCGCGAGAGTCCGAGCCGGAGGTCATGCACGAGGTCGAGCGCGGTGGGTTCGCAGGAGCGGGGTGCCCGCGGCTCGGGGAAACGGTGCTCGCGCTGCAGCTCGCTGAGGAGAAGCGGCGACCGCGCGGCGGAGCGTCGCTCGTTCCGGATGCAACGGCGGCGGAAGACGGCGGTCAGCTCGATGACGCGGGATGTGAACGTGCGGCGGCTCGCCTTGCTCGGGTCGTAGCGCCGCGCGGCGGAGCAGATCGCCGTGTAGAAGTCCTGCCGCAGGTCGTCCTGCTTGTCCTCGCTCAGCCGGTACCTGCGGCCGATCTGGGCGACGTGGTAGGCGACGCGCTCGTAGGCGTAGTCGTCGAGGAGGAGGCTCGGGTCGATTCCGAGATTCGAGGTGTCGTTGCCGGCGTAGTTGGGCTTGGTGCTGGGCTTCGCGCTGGTGCTGGTTGTTGGCTCGTTGGTGGCAATCGCTGGTGCTGGCATCTACGACTCCTCGAGTTGCGGATCACCGACTCGGCGATCCAGACGAGGAGGAGTGTGGCGCGGCCAGGCAGGCTAATCTGTGCCCAAACGGTGTCGAAACGCGTGCGGAGTTTCCTGCGACATCGCGTAATTTCGTCGCTCGAACGCGGCCACGCTCGACAAGCCAGCAACCACCGCCGCGCCCGGTCTTGGTCTCGATCAGACAACGCGATCGCAGTTCGCTCATGACCACCTTGAGCGCATTCGCATCCCCGCCGCTCGCCTTCGCCGCGATCGCCTCAGTCGACTGGCGCCGATCAGAGTCGACCGCATTGAGGTCCAGCATCGCAACGAGGACCTCCTGTGCGCGCTGGCTCAACGGCTCCTCTGTGTCGGACCCTGTTCGATCGGACGCAGGGCGTACTTCAAACGCTGGCGCCTTCGCGGCCACCCGGTCCAGCGCGCTCTGAGACAGCCGATACACGACGCCAATCCTTGATCGCCTTGGAAATGTGTTGCCGCAGCGTGTGCAGTCGAGTGGGTCCTCGTCGGCGACAGCATGCCGAAATGCATCGGCGGACACCAGGGTCTGACAGCGCTCGCACTCGACGGTCTCCTCTACGCGCAGGACCCCAGCGCCCGCAAGAAGGTCGAAGACGGACTCGACCTGGTTGACATCGCCTTCGATCGCGTAGGAGAAGTCTGCCGGTCGAAGCGGAGACGGCGCGCGAACGCCGGAGAGTCGGCGATCGACCTCCTCGATGGCTGGGGCAAGATCGGGGTGCTCACGCGCTGTGGATTCGGATTCGTGAAAGAACATGTCGTACGGTCCGCTCGTCGTTTGGCGTGGTGAAGTTGATTCTGTTGCGATGGCCGTGGATGACCACGTGAACGTCCGCGTCGAGTGGGCTCGCGTGTCCGTTCGAGCCACCTGCCGCGACGCCATTCGCCGTGCCGTTGGGGCACCAGTAGAAGTTGCCGAGGTGGCCCACTCCGTTGGCGCGGACCGCAGCCAATGCAGAGTCGATCACCGGTTCACCAAGCAGCGGGTCGCCGGAGGACGCACTTGTCCCCTCGAGTCGGCGTCCTTCGAGCGTGCGGTAGTTGATGCTGTGCGAGCGCGTCTCGCGTGCGCCATTCCCCTCGAGTTCGTGCAGGCGCCGGATCGCCCTGCGCAGGTCAACGATCGTGAAGCGGCCGATGTCGAGCCACTCGCGAACCAGCCCGAAGAACTCCTCTGCCACTTCCTCGTACTGCACTCCGGTGGGCAGCTGCGACACCTGCAGCATGGCAGTGTTCGCGGTCAAGTCCCACTCGAATGCCACAAGCCCTCTGGTGACGCGGTCCACATAGGCGCGAAGTTCGATCGGCTCACCCAGATCAGTTGTTCGCCGTTCGTCATGCTCGGGCATGCGCTCGTTCCACTGGCGCTTGCGGATGGCGGTGATGCGGAGTCGGCGTCCGTCATGCATCACCAACGAAACCGTCATCTCCTCTGGCAGAGTCAGCGGCAAGCTGGCGTTGAGGCGATCATGAAGTCGGTGGCGGCGCAGCAGTTCGGCCAGCCAATCCGTGCGTCTCCAATCCGCAATCGGGCTCTGCGGCCCGCGATACAAGGAGACGTGCTGCTTTCCCCACGGGGTCACCTCGTCGAGCAACTGAACGATCGCGTCCGTCGTGATGGTCCCGGCCGCCAGGGCGGCTTCGAGCCGCTCGCGGATCTTGGCCTTGGTCACCGACCTCCCGAGTTCGTGCTTGCCCAAGAACTCCTGTATTCGGTCCTTCTTTAGGGCGAGGACATGCGACAGCAGCAGGGCCGTTTCCGGTTCGACCACTCTGGGGGGGCTACATGTGGTACTGCGGCGAGCCATCGGTCACAACTCCTAGTAGGGCCGTTGTTCCCGCAGTTTACTCGGTGCGGGTTGGGAGTCCGCCCCGGCGGCTCTCTGATAACTCTATTCCACAGCTTGAGTAACGACTGACCACAGCGATCTCTGGCACCGCCAGCAAACCTCCGCAGCCACCGCCCGCAGGTGCGTCTCCACGATGGGATCGCGCCCGCTCCGCACGCGGGGCAGCTCGAGGAGCGCGAGCTGGATGTCGGGCGCGAGGAGCAGCAGATTCGCGATCTGCGTCATGCGGGCACGCGAGACATGGCCGACGGCTGCGGCCTCGGCAAGGTCGGCGATCGCGCCCGACGCGACGAGTCCCTCGATACGGATGGCGAGGGCCATGAGGCGGGCAACGCGGGGCACGCGCCCCTCGTCGTTGACATCGGCGACTGGCCTCGGCCCCTCGAAGATCTCGCGCCGACCGCGGTTGCGGGTCGCGAAGTGAATCCCTTTCGTGACGGTCATGCCTGGCATGCGGCCTCCTCGATCTCGGTGTCTCCCTGCGCATGGAAGGTCACGCTGACCGCCTCGCTGGCGGCGTCGTACTCGACGCTCCGCACCAGCAGGTGGACGAGGCGCTCCTGCTCCGCCGCCGCGAGCGCGTTCCACATCGGGTCGAAGGCCTCAAGCGCGCCGACCAGCTCGTCCTCGTCGAGGAGCCGGGCACGCATCGCGGCGAGCCGCGCGTCGCATCGCCGCTGGTCCGAAGAGAGGGCGCGGATCTCCTCGCGGAGTCCGCTCGCACGCGCGGCGCCGCCGTTGCGGTCGCGGCCCGACTCGACAAGCCCGCTCAGCTCCTTCCTCGACCTCTCCATTTGGGCGACGATGCCGCGGCGCTCGGCCTCGAGGTCGGCCACGCGGCCACGCAGCGTCTCCTGCGCCCGACGCACCGACTCTGCGAGCAACGCGTCGTCCTTGCCGAGCGACCGGATCTGGTCCACCACGAACCGCTCCAGCTCCTGCGCGGGCAGCGACGGGCCCGGGCACTGGCTCCAGCCGCGTTTCTGCGCACGCGAGCAGACGTAGTAGCGGTAGCGCTTCTCGGCGCCCGCCTTCGTCCGGTCGCTCGCGTAGTGGTGCGTCATCCCGCAGCCGCAGGCCTTGCATCGGACGAGCCCCTTGAGGAGCGCGCAGTGCTTGTTGCTGCTGCCGCGGCCGTCCGCGCTGCGATTGGACTTCAACGCCTGACCGACCTTCTGGAAGAGCGCCTCGTCGACGATCGCGTCGTGCTGGCCGTCGAAGGCGTCGCCCTTGTGCTTGACCTTGCCCAGATAGGCGACGTTCGTGAGCAGGTTGAAGAGCTGCGACTTGTCGAAGCCGTGCCCGCCCTGGGGCTTCCCGTCCTTCGTGGTCCACGCCTTCGTGGTCCAGCCCATCTCGTCGAGGCGGGAGATCGTCCGCGAGACGGAGCCGCACTCCAGGTACAGCGCGAAGATCCGCCGCACGCGCTCGGCCTCGGCCTTGTTCACGACGAGCCGGTTGCCGCCGGGCAGCCGCGCGATGTCGTAGCCGAGGATCGGTCGCCCGCCTCCCCACATGCCCTTGCGCTTCGCCGCCGCGATCTTGTCGCGCGTGCGCTCGGAGATGATCTCGCGCTCGAACTGGGCGAAGGACAGCAGGATGTTCAGCGTCAGCCGCCCCATCGAGTGGGTCGTGTTGAACTGCTGGGTGACCGAGACGAACGAGACGCCGCGCTTCTCGAACACTTCCATCATGCGGGCGAAGTCGATGAGCGAGCGGCTGAGGCGGTCGACCTTGTAGACGACGACGCAGTCGACGAGCCCGGCCTCGATGTCCGCGATGAGGCGCTGCACGGCGGGGCGGTCCATGTTGCCGCCGGTGAAGGCGCCGTCGTCGTACCGTGCGGGCAGGCAGCGCCAGCCTTCGGCGCGCTGGCTCGCGATGAAGGACTCCGCCGCCTCGCGCTGCGCGTCGAGCGAGTTGAAGTCCTGGTCGAGGCCCTCCTCGCTCGACTTGCGGGTGTAGACCGCGCAGCGCACCGCGCGGGGCCCATCGGCTTCGCGGGACCGCTTCGTCATGAGCGTGCCGCCTCCTTGGGCTTCGTGAGCCCGAAGAAGAGGAGCCCGTTCCAATGCGATCCGGTGATCGCGTGGGCGACCGCGCTCAGCGAGCGGTAGACCTCGCCGTCATGCTCGAACCCGCTCGGCAGCACCGTGACCCGGTGCTCGCGTCCCTTGAAGGGGCGCGTGAGGATGGTGCCCGGCGGCGGGACGCGCTCGTCGCGCTGGACGGCCAAGTGCGTGGTCGCGACTCCGTCGCGGCGCGTCGGTGGCGATGCGGGTGGCGGGCGGAGGCGAAGGTCGGCGTCACGCGCCAACTCGCGGGCTAACGCCCGAGATCGCGCGATCGCCCGCGTGGCAAGGTCGCCCTCGGCGAGCGCCTGGATCCGCCACGCGATCCGGCGGAAGAGCCACTGCTTGTTGCCCGAGCGGGCGGCCTCGCCGAAGACCTCGGCGTAGCGCCTCTGAAGTTGCCCTACGGACATGTGTTCGAGGGCGGCGATCTGCTTGGGGATGGGGTCGGTGTCGATCATGCGTGCTCTCCGGCCTTGGGCCCGTTCCGATCGGGCGTTCCGGCCAGTGGCACACTGAGCCTCGATCCGGCCGAGAGTGCAAGTCCATCGACGGCAGAAGCTTCCAGCTGCCCGGCAGATTCTGAGCGGGCGGCGATGGCCTTGGCGATCCCGCTGGCGATGATCGCCGCGAGTTCGCTCCTGCGCTGGCGTGCCGACATGTTGGCCGCGCGCGATGCCCTCGGCCGCTCTGGGCCGCTGCGTCCGTGCATGGAGATGCCCTTCCGCCCCCGCTGTCAACGGGCGGGTGGCATCCCTCTACATCTGCAGCAAGAGCGAAGTCGTCGCGGGCGATCTCAGCGCGTAATGCTGCCCTGGGGACATCTCTCGAACTTGAAGAGCACCCCATGGAGCCGATACTGCACCTCGATCGCCCCGCACGCGTGGCCGCATCAGCCTGGAGCAGGCTTGCTTCGGCAGGTCAGAGCTGGATTGAAGGGTCATCCCTCCTGCCTGGATCAGCCGAGACAGGCCCCTTTCTGCCGTCCAGTCCCGACGACGCCTTTCAAAAGGGGTGGACCCAGGTGAGCAACCCCGTCAACCTCACGGTCCGGACACCTCCCTGACAAGGGCTTCCATCTTTGAGTGAGGCACAACGGGTGACACAGCCCCGGAGGTGATCACTTCTTGAAGCCGCTCTTGGATGGCTGAATTCCACTTCTTTCGCGCATCAACGAATGCATCCTCGCTCCACGCCGGATTGGTCCGCGCCATTTCACCGAGTCGGGCGATTGTCTCCACGGCATCGTTGTGTGAGGACTGAAAGTAGGCGAGCAGTCCTCTGCCGAAGCGTTCACTCGTGTCCTTGTCGCGCACCAGGCCACGCTCGACGAACTTGCGCTGCGCGGCATCGAATTCCCTCAGCATTCGGTCGCGTCCGATGAAGCGTTGGCGAGTCGAATCCAAAACTAGCGCCGACGCAGCCGCACGCTCCTCTTGCGGTATCAGAGGCATCAGCATGTCTTCGATCTGATCGAACGCAAAAATGTCTACCGCCAATGGGCCGTATGTCAGTTGAAGCAGCGTGTCATCCAATTGCTTTCCGATGCCCGGCGCCAATTCCGCTCGCGCCAGTGCGGCGACCTCCTGGTTCGTGACGGCTACGCGCGCAGATCCAAGCGCGATCGGGCGAAAGACGCTCGCCATGGCTCCGTTTGGTGGACCGCCGGCGGCGACGGTCCTGCTGAGCGCCTCGTAGCCTCTGTAGCCAGACTTCGCGATGGCCTCCAATACGAGGCGGCGCTGTTCGCAAACTCGCGGTGTGTGGTCCAGCGCCAGTTGCCTGAGCGCGGCACTGGCTTCCGGACTTGTCCTCTTGTCGTTGGCAGCGACGAAGAGGAGCCGAAGGATGTTTGCTGTCAAGTGTGGGGCGTAGGTGGCGTCGGTGCTGAACGCGTCTGCCCGCCGAACCATCATGACTTGTTCAACCACCGCCTCTTGGTCCGACTCCTCGCTTCCCGCCGCGACCAACAGCGCCTTCAGAGCCGCGCGCTCCCGAGAGAACAGCTCTGCTACAACCAGATCTCGTCGGCTCATCAACGCCTTGAGGTACTTGGCGCGATCGCCCAAGTTCTGGGGATCCCCCAGCAGCCCCACATACTCAGATGCTGGCCCTCGAAGCGACTCAAACAACTCGGAACACCAACCGGCGTCGGTGGATCCCATCATCGCCACCCAGGTACCTACGATCCCTGATTCCTTCGTTGCGGCGCCGCTTATCCACGCGAAGTACTCCGCGTCGGCTGCAAGCAGTGGAACAGGAAGGTGCAACTCGACCTGGGCGCTTTCGGGAAAGGTCTTCACAATGCTCTGGCCCGGAGCCACCTGAGTCGTTCCAGCCGGCCGACCTTGAGATCCGGAATCCTGACCCGAAGCCCACGCGTGGGACGACAATGCCAGGAGCAGTGTGCACCACATCCGATGCACGTGTGGTCTTGAGCGCATCATCGCCGCCGACTGGCGCTCGAGGCTGCCTCGTCTCACTGGCAACTCCCAGAAAGGATGACCCTGTGGCAGTGCCATGTGATCTTCTCGGGAAGGACCTGGCAGAAGCCATTGATGCACTCCACCCGGTTGTAGGTGCACACCGAGCCATCTTGCTGGTTCTCCCACTGCGCATTCGCAAATCCGGGGGAGCCGTATGTCCTGTCGTAGTGAACGACAAGGTTTGCCTCGGCCGGCCCGGTGCATTCCTCTCCGCCACAGTCCACGATCAGCCACTCATTCGCCACCTGGTGACAGCACCAGTAGCGCAGTTCCACCAGGCAGAGAGGCGATGGGTCCGACTGAGGGCTGAAGTTCAACATCAGGTTCAACGCGATGGCAACGATGGCAGGCATCGGAGATCCCTTCTGGTTGGCGGCCTAGTCGTGAAGTCATCCAAGACTCTGGTGGTCCGTGCCACTTGGTCCACCCCGTTACCGGGACGGTACCTGCCGCGGCTATGCAGCGCGAGACCGAAAATGGAGTCGTCCTGGATGAGTCCGATCGGGACGGAAGGCAGCGCTTGGATTGCGGCAAGAGGAGCGAAATCGCATAGTCCAGCCGCCCGACTCGCGCCTATCTTCGAAGCGCGTTCCGATCAGGGGCCTCACCCCGCGATCCTGTTCACTGAGGGCCAGAGAGCGCGAGAGTTTGGCCCCGCTCGGCCCCGAAACGACCCGTTCCGATCCCCACCCCCAACTCTCACCTCGAAGCCGAGAGCGCCGAACCCTCGCCACGCCACGCCAGCGGGGGCGTTCCAACCCCTCGCGCTGTCAACGACACGGCCCCCGTCACTTTGGACGAGGGCCGTTGAACTCCCCGAGAGGAACCCTCTTCGGAACGTTGGGAAGGCCAAAAGGGGCCTTGGCGGGGTCTGGAGGGCCCTCTCGGCTGGTCGGGGCGGGTTGACGGCGTGGGGCTCGGTCATGCCGGGCCGGGCACCGGCCGCCGCTGGATGACATCGAAGAGGGTCCCCACGTAGGTCGTGGCGTCATCCGACTGGAAGAGGACTCCCAGCCCTTCGACCTCCGCCTTGGTCATGAGTTGGCCCGCGCCGCGTGACCAGCCGAGGCTAGCGAACGGGGTGTTCGAGAGGATGAAGGCGTGCAGTTGCAGGTCGGGAGCCTGTCGCTCGACGATCTGTTGGAGCCGGGGCACCTCGCGTGTGGCGAATTGCACCTTGGGGTCGCTGGGGTCGAAGTGATGCAGACCCTTCGGATCGACGAACGCCAAGTGCTGGCGGTCCCCCTCCTGCAGCCACAGGAGAAAGTCGGGGAAGAAGTTTGCCGCCTGGAAGAACCCGAGGCCCGTGACCGCCTGATTGCGCAGGAGGTAGACCTCGCTCCCGCGGTTGGCCGCGCACCATGTGGCCAGGTCCTGCACAAACTGAGCCTCCCACTTGTCGAGGGCGACGGGGCTGATCCGGATCTCCGCGTTCTTCCCGACGTGGAGGAGGGGCTGATACAGGTGGCCTCCGAACGGCACCGTGCGCCAACGCCCGCCCCACTGGCTCCACGTGGCGAGGAGGTTCTGCCCCAGCGCCGTTTTAAGCCCCTCGATGAAGGTCGCAATCTGCTCGATCTGTTCGGCGGTTTGCGCCAGATCAGTCGTCTCGATGCTGTATCCGTCCACGAGGTTGGGATCGTCGGGTGCCAGCTCGGCCACTTCCAGATAAGGCGCTTCCCATCGCCCCCGGATGTAGCGGTAGAACCGCTCGGCATAGGCGTTCAGCAACTGCTGTGCCATGCGCTGCCAGTGCGAGCGATTTTCGTAGCGGTCGAGGCGCATGTCGTCGGTGGTCGCCAGCAACTCGTACCAGTCGTCGCGTGTCAACATCGCTGTGATGGCCGCGAGATCGGCGTGCAGACGATCCAGCCCACGGGTCGCTTTGAATGCTTCAAGTCCGAACAACAGGCCGTCGAGATCGAACAGGAACAGCGGTACTGACTTGAGCGTCTGCCTCGGCAGCTCCGCGGCCTGCCCGATCGCGGCGGTGATCTGCTGATTTGCACCGGCGATGCCGCGAATGCGCGGCAGCCAGTTCAGCTTGGTGCGATGGTGTCGGAGCCACGCATCCTCCGGCGCGGTCTCGTGCGGCGGCCGGAGCCGCACGAGCGGCCCGAGCTTGCGGAACGCCTGGCCGCGTTCCACGGTCTCGCCATCGATCTCCGCACGCAGACGAAGCGTCTTGAGCTTTCGCTCCGGCAGCGTCTTGACGACCGGTATGTCCCAGACCTGCTTCTCCTGTGCCTCCGGAACCTCGCTGAAAATCCAGTCCCGAAACGTGTTCATGTAGGTGGCTTTGACGCCGAAGACCTGAAGCGTCTCGACCTGCCGCAGATTCCTGGGCGGCGCTGGCTTGTCCGCCAGCACGGAGGATCGGCGCAGGCTCATCCGGTAACCCCGCAGCCGCACGCCCCGCCCGAACAACTGGATGATCTGCGTGCCTTCGCTCTTACCCATGCGCATGAGCCCGATGGACGACACACGCCAGGAGTTCCACCCCTCCGTGAACTTCCGGGAGCCCACGAGAAGATTGATCGGGCTGTCATCACGGTTGATGCCCTGGAACAGAGACGAGCGATTGGCATCATCCTCCAATCGCACGACACCCTTGGCCTCGCAGGCGTCCGCGACAGCGCCCGGCTCACCCACATTGACGACGCCGAACGGTTCGGCCTCGCCGACTTTGAGCGCCAGCTCACCGGTCGCCCCTCTGAGCATCTGGACGGCCAGCACGCCGCCACCGGGAGCGTGGAACACATCCCTCAGAATGCCCTCGTGCAGCGCCCGTGCCTGCGCGGCCTTGTCGCCGGACACATCAATGTGCGGCAACCGGTGCGCCAGCAGGTCACGCCCGTTCTGATCCTTGAACCCTTCCTCCAGCAAGCTCTGGATGAGCGCGACCGCCTCGGCGGGCGCGGCGAGGAATGCCTTCAGGAACAGGAGCACTTCGACGACGTCCGACACGGACTCCTTGTCGTCCGTGCTCGACACCTTGCCGCCCGTCACCGTGTGCCCGACGAACACCCATAGCGGCTTGTCGATCTGGAACGGCTTCATCGCCTCGCCGCCGTCCATCCACACCCGCAACTGCTGATAGAACAAGAGCACTGCTGCGGTGAGGTATCGCCGCTGCTTGTCGTCGTCTTCCAGATTCAGGATCGTGAAGTCCTTGCCGTACCCATCGCGATAGAAGCTGCGGTAGGCGTAGTCGAACAGCACGCTCCGGGCGTACCTGTTCTTCATCGCCTCGTCGGTGCCGATTGCCTCTTTGAACGTGGCAGAGTACTCGATGCAGAACCCACCCTTGGCGAGCTGATCGCGTCGCGAGAGCCACTTGCCGTCCTCGCCGCGACCCGCGCCACGGTGCCCCTCGTCCACGAGGACCAGATTGCACCCCGCGAACGCCTCGGTCGCCACAGTCGCCTGGCCGTGGTCATCCTGGAACTTGTGGATCGAGAGGATCTTGATCGCGCGCTGAGCGACTTCGGAGAAGAGCCCATCAACACCCTGCTCGCCGACAGTCACAACCTCGAAACCAGACTGCGTGAACTCCGTCGCGTGCTGGTCGCTGAGCCCGTCGTTGGGAGTCACAAGGATGATCTGATCGAGCTTTGGCCATGTGCCTGCGGCGAAGGCCCGTTGGTGGTATTGCCGGAACTGCCGTACATGCACATGCATGAGAAGCGTCTTGCCGCTGCCCGTGGCGCACCAGAACGCGAGTCGAGCCAGTTGCCGACGCGGGTCGGCATCGTCGTCGCCAACTGCGTCGGTCGGGAACGGCGCGACCCGATCGGGCTCGGCAGCTTCCGCGTTGTGCTCGGCGATTCGCGTGTTGATCTCGTCACGGACGGCGGCCGCGTCGTCGAAGTACCGATCGAGAAACAACTCCGTGAAGAGCAGCGCGAGATACTGGTGGTATTTCCAATCGATCCGAGGCTGATTGTGTCGAAACCGGGCCGCATTGATCGCCTGCGTGTGCTCGAGAATGTTCTGCTCAAAGGCTCGCAGGCGATCCAAAGGCACGACGTTGGCGTCGGTGACAGTGGGCAACACTCCGGCTATGGCCTCGAAGAATCGATGCAGGCCCGTTCGTTCGTCGATTCCCTCGGCATTGTCCGGGGAGAGTTGGAAGCGATCCTTGAACTGCTTCAAGTCCTTGACGCCAAGCTTCGCCAGCGCCCACTGAAACAACACCGTCTGGCGGTGGAAGTCCGGTTGCACACGGGGTCGCCTAGCCATTGACGCCTCCGGGGCCGGACGCAGAGTCCGTGTCCTCGAACATCTTGATCTTGAACGTCTCCTCGGTCGGGAACACGGTGCGAATCTCCGCCGTCGGTTGCGGCAATGTCACCGGGCCATTGATATAGATGATGTGGTAATCGCGGTGTTCCGTCCGTTCGCGGGTGGTCTCGCGGTGCCGGGCCATCCATGCATCGAGCACGGCGGCATCCTGCTCCGCGTCGTCCGTCAGCTTGCGCCAGACCACGAGCACGCGGGTCGCGCTGCCGTCGTTCAACTCGCCCTCGACTCGTTGGAACTTGAACGGGCCGTTCGGATCGCGGCGCAAGCGGCCCGTGATCTTGATCCGTCCGAGGCCATCGGCGTGCGCGGCCCGCTCGAAGTCGGCGCTGTACCGCTCCAGCGGCCCGTACGCATGCACCTTCAGGCCGATCAGGTAGTTGAAGGTCTCCACTAGATCGACACGGTGCCGCTTGATCTCGGCGTCGCCCGCCAGTTGGGCGTGGATGGCGTAACCCCACGGATCGCGGAAGGCGTCCAGATTGAGCAGGTGCGGGCCGAGTTCGAGATCGAGACCGTAGGTGAGCAGGGCGTCCTTCTCGGCGTCCGAACGGCCATCGAGAAGCGTGCCGGACGGCGCGGGGAGGTTGTTGAGGGCGTCTTCGTAGGATTCGACAGCAATGCACTTAATGAGAACGGAGAGCCCCTTGTCATGAGAAGTCGCTAGGCCTTCGCTCCAGTTGGGCGAGTAGCTCGCTTTGGCAATGCGCGGCAACAGAACGGACCTGGTGTACTCGCCCATCTCAACAATGACAAATCTGAGTCGCAGTTCCTCCACCCGGTTGAGTTCAAGGACCGCGTGGGCAGTTGTCCCTGATCCCCCAAAATAGTCAACCACAACGTCTCCGTCCCTCACACCAAGCACCCGAAGGCAATCTTGTACCGCATGAATCGACTTTGGGAACGAGAAGGTGCGGGCCCCGGCAAACATGGACGCGAGCAGATTTGTTCCGTGCGATCCTGCCGCGTACTTTGCCTCGTCCCACCATGTGCCAGGCAATCGTCCAGCGTCGTTCAGGTACCCGCGGTAGTAAATCTCTACTCGGTCACCGTCCCGTTCGACTCGAAGCAGTGGCAAAAGCTCCTGAAGCGTGTCAGCACCTTTCTTCCAGCATTTCTGCTCTCCGCTTTGCGTATCCGGTAGCACGACGGACACTCCAGGCGGGGGCTCGGCGATCACTTCCCACACACTCTGGTCCCGCCTCCATTCCATCTGCGGAATAGACACGGTGTTGTCGGGGTGGACGTACAGGGGGAAGTACTGCTTCGGCCGATCAGCCCTTTCTGAGTCGGTCCCGGTCTTCCTTAAATTGTCCCAGAGGAATCGTCTGCCTCTTTCATCTCGCTCTCGATATCGATCTATCTGCTGTTGCGTGCGCTCCAGTCGACCGACAGATTCTAGTGATGCAGACGCACGGTGGAAGATCGCATACTCATGGTTAACCGCAAATCCCTCGACGGTGGAGCGCCCTTGTGGATTGTTTCGAATCGGCACAGTTGCAAGGTGATTCTCGCTGCAGAAGACGTTATCGAGAAGGCGGAGCGACGTCGCGAGTTCGTAGTCGTCGATTGTGTAGCAGTGTGCACCCGTTGCACTCAGCATCACACGTCCGAGCTGAATGCGATCTGCGATCATGCTCGCCCAAGACGAACTACGATATCCGTTCTTGTAGACGATCTCCGAAGCACTTGTGTTGTACGGGGGATCGATGTAGATACCCTGAACCGCACCCCGCAAGACCGGTAGCATTAGCCTAATCGCGTGGAAATTGTCGCCAGAAACGACCGTCCCTGCGGTGCACTCGTCCGCCGTGCTCGCACCGCAGAGCACCGTGTCTCCGCAGAGCAACTCGGATGTGAACTCTGATCCAAAGAACCGCGTATCCACGACCAGCTTGTCGCACGCGTCCAGGTACGCTCGGGTTCCCCACGCCGCCCCCCGAACAGTCCGGCGTCACCCATGTTCTCCGGCTTGAAGCCCAGCCGCTCCCACTCGGCCCACTGCTCGGCGCTTGCTACGACCACATCGCGCAGTGCCGGCGGGAGGCGGTCCACGGTCACGAGCCAGTTCGTGTTGAGCACGAATTTCTTCTTGAGCCACATTTTCTTCTGGAAGTCTTCGAGCGAGCTGAGGAACGCGATCAGGCGGCTGGCCACGGCGCGGATAGCCTTGACCTTGCCTTGCACGCGCTGCAGGCGGTCGGGCGGAAGCGACTCCAGATCGTCCAGTCGCACCACCTCGTTCTTGATGTAGAAATCCAACTCGCGGCGAAGGAAGCTGCCCAAGTCCTTGTGGATGAAGTAGTCGAAGGTGTTGCGCGCGGAGAAATGATCCAGATGCTTGCCGAGGAGCGATCGTGCGGGCTTGTCCGCCGTGGCGGCGGCCCCGGGGACGGCGACCAACGTCTTCCACGCCTCGGGCATCGCAGCAATCACTCGCTTCTCAGCGTCGGCGCAGAACTGCTCTCGCTCGTCACCCTTCTTGGGGCTTGTGGCCTTGGCATAGTCGCCGCCGAACACGGTGACGGCGCCGGCGGCGGCACGGTCCTTGTCGGCCTGCGTTGGCACGCGGAACTCGAAGCGCAGCGTCAAGGTGTTTGGTGACTCCTCGACGGGATTCTCTGCCGCGAGGATGTAGCGTCGCTTGGCGTCGTCCGCTTCCTTGTTGTTGCCGACCTCCTGCGTGGCTTCGACCAACTTGAAGCGGACGATCTTGTCCCCGATCTTGAAGCGGTAGTCCTTGTGCCACTCGCCGGACTTGATGTAGTACTGGTCCTTGTTGGCCCAGTGGAGCGTCACCTCTTCGCCGCTGTACGGGATCGCGTAGGTGTCGCCCTTGTACCGACGCTGCGAAATGAAATCGCCCTCGTCGTAGTAGCGCCCGAAGAAGGCCAACAGGTGGTTGTAGATGTCGGCTTCGAGGTCAGCGGATGCCGCACCGCCCGCGGACTCCAGCCGGGCGCGTAGGTCTCTTACCTTGGGCAGCGTCTCAGGATCGGCCCCGAGGGCGCGAGCCTGCTCGATCACCTTGTCCAACTCGGCTTGCACCTGATCGGCAGCCCCGGCCCCGTGCGCCGCGAGCGTTCCACGGACCACATCCTTCAACTGGCGGTCGAGGAACTCGGTGACTTCCTTGTTCTTGGCGGCGATTATGCGATAGATGCCGAAGTCCAGGTCGGACTTGTCGAGCTCGAACAACTCCCTCAGCTTGGCCTTGAGGGCGTTGAACTTGCTATCCGTGATCGCGGTGTTCGGGGTGGGCATGACGTTTCAATGCTGTATCAGGCCGCTTCGAAGCGGAGAGTGAACAGGTGTTCGCGTGAGTGGTGCTGTTGGCAACGAGCCTGGAGCTGCTGAAGGAGCCTCTGTCGTTCCAGTTCGACGGTGTCCTCGACATCATCGATGTTCCGCCGGGCGCGGCGGCGTCTCGCTTCAAGCTGCGTCACTTGCTCCATCGACTGCTGCTGTGCAGCCACGGTTTCTGCGAGGTCGGCCTGGCGTCGGGCGGCACGAAGGTCACGCCTGATGGAATCCAGTTCCAGCTCGGCGGCGGCGATCTTGTCGTCCGCCCACTGGTTGACCTGAGTCTGGACTCTCCGGAAGCGGTCGTCACCCGCCTCGCTCGCTCGCGCGAGGCTCGCTCTTGTCAGTCGGTCGGCGTCGGCCGTCAGGCGGTCTTCAGGCGGGACACACTCGCTCGCATCTGCGGCCACGCTGCCAGAGACATCCATCAGGCGGTGGAGGAGCTCTTGATCGATGTTGTCGCCCTCATCAGTGACAGCGGTGAAGAGCAGGAACTCTTCGCGCGCATCGCTATCCAGCGTCAGCTTGTCGAGCCGCAACCAACCGCGCTTGCCGACCAGCGGCTTGAGCATGCTGATCTTGCGGTCGTGGTTGCTCACGTCGAACCGGACGGTCGCTGATGTCAGGGTCTGAGTCTTTGCGGTGCCAAGGAGCCACTGCCCCAGCGGACTGGACAACCGGAGCAGGTGTGCCTCGGTCGCCGCATAGTCCTCCTCGGAGTGTGCCGCGGAGATGAGGCGGTAGCGACCGGCCGGGACGTCCGGGGACGGCGCGGCCGAGAGGTCGAACCCAAGACGGGAATCGTCGAAGGTTGCCCGACCGTCGAGACCCCAGTGCGCGAGCTTCCAAAATCTCTCACCAACGCGGTCGAGGGCAACCTGCGCGTCCTGCCCGCGGATCTTCAATCGCTCGTGGACATCTGCGTCGAAGTGCTCAAAGAGCTGCTGCTGGGCCTGCGTCATCTTCTGCGAGATCGTGGCTTCGAGTTCCTGCTGGAGGGCGTCGAAGGCCCGCGCGATCTCCTCGTCGGTCCGGCAGGTCTTAAGGATCGCCAGCACGCGCTTCTCGAAGTCCACACCTTCCTCGATCGCGCCCAGCACTTCATCGCTGGCACCGAAGAGCCCATCGAACAAGCTGAACTTCTGCTGAAGGAGATCCTGGACGCGCCGATCGGCGAGGTTACCCTCCGAGAGGAAATTGACGACGACCACGTCGTGCTGCTGTCCGTAACGGTGACAACGACCGATGCGCTGCTCGATCCGCTGCGGGTTCCACGGCAGGTCGTAGTTGACGACCAGCGAGCAAAACTGAAGGTTCACGCCTTCTGCGGCTGCCTCGGTTGCGAGCAGAATCTCCCCGTGATCGCGGAACTCCTCGATGAGAGCTGACCGGATGTCGACGGCCTTCGAGCCGGTGAGCTTGTCGGTGCCAGTATGCCTGCTGGTGAAACGGTCGTAGGCCTGCTTCGCGCTGGGGTGCGTGTTGGAGCCGTTGAAGACGACAACCTTGCGTGCGTAGCCGTTGGCCTCGAGATAGGCCGCTAGGAACGCCTGGGTCTTACGGCTCTCCGTGAAGATCAGGGCCTTGCGCGTCGCGCCGAGTTCTTTCAGGCGCCCAAACGCGGCGTCCAGAGCCTTGAGAAGTGCCTTCGACTTGCTGTCGCTGCCGATCCTCTCTGCTCGCGCGATCAGGGAGTCGATCTGCGCGAGTTCGCCCGCAAGCAGCTTGCCTTGAACGATGGGGCTGGACGGGCCAGCGGTGCCCTCGGCGCCATCGAGCTGCTCGACCAGCGCATCAATGTCGATGTCCTCATCCTCGGCCAGGGCGTCGAGGAGATCATCTTCGGAGCCTTCGGGCAGACCATCGCGTAGTGAGATCAGACGCTTGCGCATGGTGCCGAGCGTGCTCGCGAGCGCCTGTGGCGATGAGGCCAGCGTCTTGAACAAGATCATCTCGATCAGTTGGCGCTGGCGCTGCGGGAACGCGAAGCTGATTTCCCGCGTCATGAAGTCCACCACGTCCTGGTGGAGCTCTTTTTCCTCCTCCGTCTGCGGGAACGGATGGGTCATCGCCTGCCGCTTCTTGTAGTTGATGTACGAGCAGTCCTTACGGAGCGTGCGCTTGCACACCTGCGCGAGGCGAGCGCGAAGACCAACGAGATCGCCACCAGCGTTGCAGTAGCGCGACTGGAACGCGCTCTTGTCGCCGAAGACGTGGTCGTCGATCAGCCAACCCAGGCCGTAAAGCTCCAGAAGGCTGTTCTGGAGCGGTGTTGCCGTGAGCAGCAGCTTCTGTCTCAGCTCAAAGGCCCATCGCACCGCTTGTCCGTCCTTCCGACTGGGCTGATAGGCATTGCGGAGCTTGTGCGCTTCGTCCAGCACCACAAGGTCGAATGGGATCGCGCGCAGATCGTCCTTCATCCGGGCGGCGAAGCCGTATGAGATGACGATGATCTTCCCGCAATCAAAAGGGTATGGCTGCCCCTCTGCTCGCAGCTGGTTCCACACTCGGCGATCCAGAACGACGGCGGGCAGGTTGAACTTCTCGGCCAACTCTGTCTGCCACTGTTTTCGGATATGAGCAGGGGCAACCACGACTAGGCGGCGTCGACGCTCGGCCCATCGCTGGCATAGGACAAGGCCTGCCTCAATGGTCTTTCCGAGGCCCACCTCGTCCGCGAGGATGACGCCTTTCTGGAGGGGATTGGAGATGGCAAAGAGTGCGGCCTCAACCTGGTGGGGGTTGAGATCGACCTTCGAGTCGAAGAGCGTGGTGGACAGGCGGTCCATCTCGCCGACCGCGCCTAGGCGGGTCAGTTCGTGGGCGTAGTAGCAGGCTTGATGCGGACTGATCGCAGTCATGACACCGCGTCCCCGCTACGAAGCCAGGTATCAATGGTCTCACGCAGAAACCGCCAATGCCTCCCCACCTTGTGGCCGGGGATCGTGCCCTCCTGCGCCAGCTTGTAGAGCGTCCGCTTCGGGAGCTTCAGGTAGATCGCCAGCTCGTCGATCGTGTAGACCGCGTCGGTCGGCACGGCAGCCCGGCCCGCTGAGGCGGGCTTGGCTTTCCGGGGGACGGGCTGACGGCGGGTCGCGGCCATGCGGGCATGAAAGTCTCTCTGGCAGTTGCTGTCAACTGCTCACGGCCCGACCGGTGACGGCAGGGTGTCAGCGACCGGCCCATCCGGCGCGGCTCGCTCCGTCAGTAGGCCCCGATCAGCCCTTGTTCGTGAGCCCGACGCTCCCGCTGCTGGCCCCGAAGGTGAAGCTCGACTGGGTGAACTGCGTGAGCACCGGCGAGCCGCTGCTGCTCGAGAAGCTCGATCCGCTCGACTTGCTCCCGCTGGAGCTGCCGCTGCTGCTCGAACTGCTGCCGGACGTCTGGGTCAGGATGGACGGCCCGAAGGTGTTGTGTGTCCACGCGCCATCGGCGAGGAAGGTGTTCGTGCCGGGCACGCAGAGCGCGACCGTCCGGACGCGCCCGGCGATCCGTTCGATGGTGACGATCGGCTCCTCGGCGAGGCCGTCGTCGGTCGCCCCAGGCTGTCGCACGATGAGGATGTCGCCGACGCCGAGCAGTTCCGCGGCGCAGAAGCCCCACGCATCCTGACCCTCGTGTTCGCGGCGGATGAGGAATGGGTGCTCGAACGTCGCCTTGATGCGGCCGTTGATGAGGAAGAAGCCGTCGTGCTCGCCGAGCTGGACGCTCGCGAGGCGCGCGGGCTTGAGGCTCGCGCCAACGAGGCCCCAGGTCGACATCCACTCGTACTGGCGGCCGAAGGGCACGTCGGTCTTGAGGCCGGGGACCACGAGTGACGCAACGAGATCGCCCGGCGCGAGCATCTCGATCGGCACGCGGCGGCCGTCGGCCATCGTGACGAGCGTGCCGTAGAGCAGGCAGTTCGAGGAACCGCTCCCACCCGGACCGGTTCCGCCCGGCCCCGTGCCGCCGGGGCCCGTACCACCGGGGCCGGTTCCGCCCGGTCCGGTCCCGCCTGGCCCCGTGCCTTCGGTCCCCGTGCCGCCGCCACTCGAACCGACGCCGCTCGAGCCAACTCCACTCGACCCGACGCCGCTGGAGCCGACGCCACTCGATCCCACACCGCTCGATCCGCCCGTCTCCGAACTCGGCGGCGGATCGTCGCTGCTCATGACGCTGCTGGCCGACTCGGTGCTCTCGGTCGGCTCGGACTGGCTGCTGCCCGGCCCGCTGCCGGGCGGCTGCTGCGTGGTCGCCCAGACGGGGATATAGAGGAAGTACTTCGTGCCTTGGGCGCTGCTCATGTCGTGTACCAGCCCTTCGTGTTGATCGTCTTGCCGCACTCGGCTGAGGCCTTCTCGATCGCCTGCTCGAACGGGATGTGCGGGAACGCGGTGAGCCCACTCTCAGGCGTGCAGTTCAGGACGGCGAAGCGGTGCTCCCTGAAGTGATCGCGCAGCGCCTCGAAGCGCCGGTTCAGCGAGTCGTAGAGCACGTTGTTGTGGCGGACGGCCTCGGCGCTCCGTGCCTCGTCGAAGGCGTAGCCCTGCTCGGGCGTCATCTTGAAGTCCGCGCCGACGAGGTAGACCGTGCGGAAGCCGAGGTAGTGCAGGAGACGCAGCGCGACGAGCATCACCGAGCGCTTGCCCTTGATGCCGATGGAGTCCTTCGTGGCGGTGTGGTTGCCCCAGCAGACGACGTCCTCGTCGAGGAAGCGGCGATGGTCGAAGTGCTCGCTGCGGCGGTAGAGCAGGACCGAGGGCATCTGCTTCACGCGGAAGGCGCTCGCGGCCATTGCACCGCTCGGCTTCTGGATGCGGAGCCGCTCGTTCCACGCCGACATCGGCACGAGCTTCAGGATGCCCGGGTCCTTCCAGCCGGTGTCGATGAAGCGACCCGCGGAGTCGACGCAGGTCCAGAGGTTCGGTCGATGGACCGCCCACGAGTTGTTGACGCCCATGGTCACGATGCCGCGCCGCGTGAGCTGCGCGAGATCGTGCGTCGCCAGCGACGGTCCCGAGAGCACCAGAAACGCCTGCCGCCCGCGGTAGAAGTCGCAGAGCGAGACGCTGTCGAAATCGGTGGTGTAGAGCCGCAGTCCGTTCTTTGCGGGTCGGCGCACATGCAGCCCGGCATGAAGCGCGGCAATGTCGGAGTCGTGGTCACGCATGGAACACCCCCTCGATGTACGGGCCAGGGCGCCCGACATGGCCGACGCGTGCGATCCGCTCGAGCCACCACGCCCGCGGTCGCACCGTCGGATGGAGGTTCTCGCCATGAGCGGTGATCCGGCTCGGTCGCGTCGACACCGAGAGCACGAACGCCGCGCCGGGCCGGGCGATGCGCCGCATCTCGGCTAGCGCCGCATCAACATCCTCCGGCAGCAGGTGCTCGAGCGCATCGAAGCTCGTGACGACGTCGGCGATGCCCGCAGCAAGCGGCACCGCGTGCATCGGCGCAAGGATGTCGGCGCGGTCGTCGGCGAAGTCGATCCCGAGGCCGTCGGCACCTCGGCGCCGCAGCTCGCGAATGAAGGCGTTGCTGCCGCAGCCGAAGTCGACGACAAAGCGCGGCTGGCGCAGGAGCACCGACACGATCGCGCGGCGGCCGTGGTTGCTCCCGCCGTAGCGGCCACCGGATCGCGCGTGCAGCGCGAGGTACTTCCGGCGCTCAGCCTCGCGGCGCTCGTCGATCGTGGCGTGCGCCGTCACTCGTAATGCTCCTGCGGGACCGTCATCTCCCGGAACTCGATCGGCGTCATGGCGTCGAAGACGAACCGCGTCTGACCCTGCAACGTCCGCTCGGCGCGCATCTCGACGACGACGCCCTTCGGCACGGGTCGCAGGTACGGCACCGCCGCCTTGGCGGGCGGGCAGTCCTTGAGCACGCCGGGCACGAGACACGCACCGGCGTTGGCGAAGCCCTCGATGCCCGCGTCCGACTGCGCGTGGATCACCGACAGGTGCGCCTCGTAGCGGTTGAACGCGAGCTTGTCGGCCGAACCGGACGACGACAGCGCGCCGCTGCCCTCTGGAGGCGTGACGTACTGCGCGAAGGTGTTGCTCGCCGGATCGGCATCGAGCCGGACCTCCGCCCAGCCGTAGAGCCAGCCGAACGTGCGGCCGTCGATGTCGGTCGCGCCGGTCAGGCGAGCTGGGAAGCGGTCGCGGTTCGCCGGGCCGATCTCGACGATGGCCAGCTTCGCGCCGGTGCCCGCTTCCTTCCAGAGGATGCGCGCTGCGCCCGTGAATCCGCTGCTGAGGAACTGCGCATCGGCCTCGGTGTCGGCGTGGGTGTGCTCGGCGTCGACCACGTTGACGACCGCGGGTGTGACGCCGCGCAGCACAGCCAGCCCGATGCGGCCAGCCGCCATCGGCTCGCGCGCGACGACGAAGCGGCCGACGAACTCGTCGGTGTCGGTGATCGCCGCGCCGACGATGGCCACGCGCCGCTTGAACTCGTCGGCGTTGCCTTCGCTGCCAGAGGCGGGCGAGATGATCGGCCCATTGAGCCCGAGCACGCCGAAGCGCGGCAGGTCATCGCCCGACTCGTTCCGCACGAGGACCAGTTGCTCGCCGACACCGGCGCGCAGCGGGTCCACCTGCGCATCGGCATCAATACGGCGGGCCAAGTGTGCCGCGTCGATGAAGGCGTTGTACGCCGCTGCGGGAATGCGAAGCGGTTCGCCTGAGCGGACCTTCTTGAGGGCATCGCTCATGTCCCGATCCCCAGCGCGGCGAAGTTGTCCGAGTTGTAGACCTGCTCGACATGGACCGAGATCGGCCGCTTGACGAGCATCTTCGCGCCGTCGTCCTCGACGTCGGCGTAGCGCACCCAGAGGTACTCCCAGCCCTTCTTGGCGATGCCGGTGATCGGGCCGATGGCGAGCCCGGTCATGTTCGGCGAGCCCGCGAAGCGGTACGTGATCTCCCAGTCGCCGCTCCCGCGCTTGGAACCCGATGCCCCGAGGAAGAGACACTCGCCCGCCGCGAGTCCCTTGAAGCCGGCGTTGTTGACCTTGCCGGTGAGGTTGAAGAGCGTGCCGCGATAGGCGAGCGTCACCGCACCCGACGGCAGGTAGTGCGTCTCGGAGAACTGGTAGACCGGGATCGTGATGTCGACGCCTTCGACCCCGTTCTCCGTGACGCCGATCGCGCCCTGGAAGTTCGGTGCCGTAACGCCCGAGGCGGCGTAGATGCCGACAGTCGCTCGCGAGTGCGTGATGTGCTGCGAGCCGCCACCGGTGTCGAACGCGAAGGACGACTCGCCCGTCTGCGGCGGTTCGGTCGAGTCGTTCGCGCCGTAGCGGACGGTCGCCTCCCAGATGTCGTTGGCGAGCGGCTCGATCTGGATCGACTGGCGGGGCAGGCCGTCGTAGGCGGTCGGCGAGGTGCTCGCCAACTGCGCGCGGGCCGCAAGATCGTCGCCGGTGCCGAAGACGATGTACCGCAGCTCGACCGAGGCGTTCTGTCCGGCGGTCGAGACGCGGCTGTCGAACTTCTCTGCGACGACGATCGGCACGATCCGTGTGCTCCTGTGAGGCGGGTGGCCTTCGGGTCAGCCGAACGCGAGTCCGCCCGACTGCGCGGCGTCCACCAGCCGCTTGGTGTTGCGGGCCGTCTGCTCGCTGGCGCGCGCGGTGCGCTCGGCGGCGGTGCCGGACGACGCCAGCCCGGCGACGGCTGCGCCGCTGAAGGTGCCGCGCACCTCGATGCCGCGACCGATCCGCTCGCCGAGGGAACCCAGCCGGTCCTCGAGCTCGCTCAGCAAGTCCGCAGGTGAGCGGCGCGGCACGTCCGTCCCGGTGTCCGTCTCCTCGCGCTTGCGCCTCGCTTCGGCGATCGCCTCATCGAGCTTCCGCCGCGCTTCCTCGAGTGCGCGCTCCGTTTCCGCGATGCGGGTGTCGTTGCCGCTCTTGAGCGCCTCCTGGGCCTGCTCGAACTGACGCCCGATCTCGGCCAGCGTCGCCTCGTTGAGGGACGCAGCAGCATCGCGCTCGCGCTGGCGTCGGGTCTCGCGCTCCGACAGGTCGCGCTGCGCGCCGCGGTCGATCTCGCCGAGCCGCGAATCGAGCTGGTCGTCGATGATCCGCTTGGCGGCGTCGACGTCGAGCGACGAGTCGAAGAGCCCCTGAATCTCAAGCATCCGCTTGGCGACGAAGCTCGTCGCCGTCTCCCACACCTTGCGGAATCCCGAGGCGAAGTTCGTCCAGGTCTTGGAGAGGAAGGCGGTCGTCTCGATCCACCCGATCTCGAGCGCGTGGAAGCCCATCTGCGCCGCGGCGATCGCCCCGAACCACATCTTCTGGGCGGTCGTCACGAAGAAGTCGCGTGCCCCGAGCCAGATGCGGCTGAGGGACGCGACGCCCTTCTGCCAGACGAGCTGCAACGCGAGCCAGAGGATCTGCGCCGCGAGCGGGATGTCGCCCGCCGCGAGGGCGTCGGTGATCCCGCCGAGGACCTTGGTGGCGAAGTCGCGCAGCCGACCGAACTGCTCCCCGAGCCACGCGAGCGCATCGGCTCCCGCGCCTGACCAGACGAGGAGCGCCGTCCCGAGCCCGGCCACCGCCGCGATCACCAGCCCGATCGGGGAGAGCAGCGCTGCGACCACAGCGCCGACCACGCCGAGTGCCGTGCCGACGCCCGCGACGACGGAGGCCAGCACGCCGAACGCCGCACCGATGCCGCTGATGAGAAGCCCAAGGCCGATCAGCGACACGCCCGCAGCGACGACGCCCGCCGCCACCTTTGCGGCGGTGACGATCAGGCCCTTGTTGTTCCGAATCCAGTCGTTGACCGAGACGATTGCCTTGGCGATGCGGCCGGTGAGCTCGGTCACGACCGGGGCAAGCGCCGAGCCGATGACGAAGACACCTTGCTTCAGCACCCGCCAGAGGATGTTGAGCGTGTCGTTGAGGAGCGCGGCCTCGGCGGCCGTCTCGGTCGAGACGGTGAGCCCGAACGCGCGTGCCTCCTTCTGGAGTTCCTCGATGCCCGCCGCACCGCCCTCGAGCAGCGGAATCAGCCGCGTGCCCGAGCGGCCGAGGAGCTGCATCGCCAGCGCCGTACGCTTGGCCGGATCGATCACCTGGCTCAGCCGGTCCGCGACGAGCTTGAACTGGTCCTCGGGCGAGAGGCCGCGCAGGGCAGCGGCTGTGAGGTTCAGCTCGGCGAACGCGTCGGTGGCGGTGGACATCCCGCGCTCGGCGTCGCTGATCGATCGTTGCAGGATGCGGACGCCCGTCTCGAGCGTCTCGAGGTCCGCGCCGGACTGCTCCGCGGCGAACCCGAGCTCCGACAGCGCCTCGACGCTGATCCCGGTGCGGATGGCCATCTTGTCGAGGGCGTCGCCGGTGTTCGAGAAGACCTTCACGCTCGCGGCCAGCGGTGCGAGCACGCCAGCGCCGAGCGCGGTGAGCCGCAGCCCGGCGGCACGCACGCCCTCGCCGAAGGCCTTCAGCCTCTGCTGGGCGCGACGGAGTCCGGCGGTCAGCTTGTCGCTGACGCCGAGCTCGACGAAGGCGCGACCGGCGCGGATGCCGCGGGTGTTGGGAGCACCTCCGGGGGGCATGTCACGACCCCCTCACGCTGTTGCGCCAGAGAGCGGGCAGCTTCGGTCGCTCGCGTTCGAGCGCTGGTGCCATGTAGGACCGTGCCGCGATCTTCACGCGGTGCTGCACGAGCTGGCCCTTCCGTCGTCGGAGGATGGTCGTGGTGCCGCCGAACTCAAGGACATTGGGTGCGGTGGACGAGCGGAATCCGACGGGTCCGACGACGACCGAATCGCTCCCGGCGTCGTAGCCGAAGAGGATCAGCCGTCGCAGGCTTCCCTCGTGCGAGAACGGCGGGTTGCCCGGCGTGCTGGTTCCCTTGCGCGGGCGGATGCTGGTGCGGGCGGCCTGTCGGATGAAGGCGCCACCCTTCGAGAGTGCTTGGCGCTTCGCGCGATCGACGGACCGGAGGATCTTGGGCCGGTCGAAGAACATGCTCGTGATCCGCATGTCGATCACAGCATCCTCCACCTGTAGAATCTGCCGTGGTTTCCTCTGATCGCATCACGTGGTGGGAGCCGTACAGCGTCACGAAACGGGATGCCTCCCATTTCCTGCGCTCTTTGGGCGTGGTCCATTTGCGCTGGTGGATACGCCCGCTCTCGATTGCCGCCGTGATCACGGCAGCGTCGACCGGTGCCCTGTATTGGGCTTACCCGGCGGTTCAGCTGCCCTGGGTGCAGATTCTGCTGGGGTTTGTCGTGGTTCCACTGCTGCTCGGGGCGATCATGACGCTCGTCGTGTTCGCACCTCGACATGTGGACATCAGAAGAGACCGGATTCAGATCGCACAGGGGAACTCTGCGGTTCGCATCGACGCAAGGCAGGTGCTTGCGCTGCATCTGGAAGACGATGACCGCGGCTCGTTTCTGGTCATTCGGTATCAGGCGCGCGCGCGAGGAGAGCGCGAACGGCGCGTCGCGGTTGCTGGCCACATCGATCGTGGAATGCTGGACGAGTTGCTGGGCGAGCTTCGTCGACAGTGCGGTGCTCATGAAGCATTCTCCTGAGGTGCGGCACCGGCTCCGACCCTGCCTTCCTTGAGGCCCTTGTTGAACGACGCCTCCTTCTCCTTGCGGAGTCGTGCTGCACCGATGAAGAGGCCGACGAGTCCGGTCAGCGCCGGTAGCGCCGGTCCAACGACGGGCACGCCCGCGAGCGTCGGGCCGACCTCGTCGAGCGCGGCGAGCGTGAGCTGGTTCAGGAGGGCACGGACGTCGTTGCCCCGCTCGATGCTGGCCTTCCATTGGGCACCGACGCGCTGAGTGTTCTCGAACCACGCGCGGTACTCCGCCTCGGCGTCGTTGAGCGACGTGCGTGCGGGAAGCCCCGTCGTCTGCTGGATCGCGTTGGGCGTCTTGACCTTGACGATGTCGCCGATGTCGAAGCCCGCGCAGGCCGCGAGCCCGAACGAGATCATCACCAGCGCGAAGCCGTAGGCGAGGTGTCGAGTGGAGAGAGCGTTCATGAGGTCGCCTCCTGCGGCGCTGCGGCGTTTCGCAGCGGATCGATGAACACGGTCTTGAGGACGCCGACACCGACCTTCGGCGTTGGCTCGGCCGACTTCGCCGCCGAGAACGGGTCGAAGTCCGCTGGCCGGAACGGCCGGGTCTTCTTGGGGTCGCGCTGCGTGTTGGCGAGAAGCGCCATCACCGACGCGGTGCGAGACCACGACTCGCGCTGGCGTGCCTCGGCCATCACGAGGAGCTCCCGCAAGGTGAGGTTGCCCGGATCGACGCCGACGATTCCGGCGCACTGCCAGATGAGCCGATCGGCCCCCCCGGAATCCCCTCGAGTTCCGCCGCCGCCTGCGCCATCGCCCGATCCGCCGCCTCCTCGATCGCTCCGCTCTCGAGCCGCGCATCGATCAGGTCCCGGGCCTTCTCCATCACTCGCCGTGTCGTCGCCAGCACCTGCCCGAGGGCCCGGCGATCCCTCGGGCTCGGGGAGAAAGACACCAGTTCCTCCAAGAGCGCCTGCGTGGCGTGGTCGATCGCATCGCCCGCCATCGCACGACCGAACTCCTCGTCGGTCACCGAGCGCTCGTCCGCCTGCGGCTTGCACACCGCGTAGAGGGCGTCCACCAGCAGGACGGGATCGCGGGAGAATCGCTCGATGAACGATCCGTCGAGCCCCTCCAGCAGGTCGACGCCCGCGAGGGTCCGCGCCCGCTTGATCGCGGAGACGTTGACCTCGACGGTCCAGCTGCGTCCGGCGTTGTCGGTGAAGGTCTTCATCGGTCAGGAGTCCTCTCGTTGAGATCAGTCGAGCCATGTCGGAGCGCTCGCCGAGTAGGTGACCTTTGCGGACACCGAGACGGTGATGGCCTCCTCCAGAGCCTCGTTGCGGCTGAAGTTGGTGATCATGAAGTCGGCCTGCAATCCCTCGCCCGAAGGCGTGGCATCGTCGAGCACCTGCAGCCCGATGACGGCGTTGGACAGGAAGGCGTTCTTGATGGCGGTGAACCCGGCATCGCCGGTGTCCCACACCATCTCCCACTCGACGGTGGCTTCCTTGAGCGTGGCGACGGTCGCGCGCCAGCCGTTGTTGGCGCGTGTGGTCACGTCGGCCTCACCCGCCTCCAGCGAGAGCGTCACGTCCTTGACGTTGGCCAGGAGCGTCCACGATCCGGCGCCTGCCTGTCCGCCGGTCTTGAAGTAGAGCTTGGCTTCCATGCCGAGTCTGATGGCCATGCGTGATGCTCCTTAGCGCGAACGCGAGTTGCCGACGATCGATACGACGGTGCCTGCGCCGTTGGCGTAGACCCAGAGTTCGTTGAGGTTGACGCCCGAGAGACGGACCTGCACGTTGGTCGGGATCGAGGCGCGGGTGATGCCGCCGTCAGTCGAGACGAAGACCGTGCGCGACGCGGTGGTGTTCGTGATCGCGATGTCGGCGATGAGCGCGACGTTCGAGACGCGCACCGGCGTCGCACTGACCGTCATGTCGAAGGCGATCGGGTTCGCGGTCATCGAAGCACCCTGTAGGTGACGGTGAGAATGCTGGTGAACTGCCGGTGCTGCTCGAGGTGCTCGCCGGCGACGACGGGTTCCTGCGCGACGCCGACCCACACCGCCTCGGGCGTGGTGGGCAGACGCGCGAAGCGCAGCCAGTCGGCGATCTCCTCGACGAGCGCAAGCAGCGCATCGATCTCGGCCTCGTCGGATGCGGGACTTCCGGGGGCCGGTGAGAGCCGCTTCTGCACGCCGATGTCGATCTGCGCATCGAACTGGCTCGTCTGCCGCGACGCCCCGACGATCGCCAATGAACGCGGAACGACGGACACCCGCAGCGTCGCAAGATCCTCGAGGTCGAAGACCGGCTGGTAGCGCCGCACCGCGGTGAATGGCATCGAGAAAGTGCCCGCGCTGAGTCGCGCGACGACGGCGTCGGCGATGGCGGTGATCGTGCTCATGGCTTGGCCCTCTCCGGCGCGCCGCCGAGCGACCGTCCCTCGAGCCAGGAGATCCGCCGCTCGATCGACTGGTATTCGGCGCGAAGCGAGCGGGCCTCGACGATGAGCTCGTCGAGCCGCTTCTCCACGTGGTCGAGCTTGGTCGTGACGACGCCCCACTGCACGGTCATCGCCAAGACGGCAAGCGCCGCGGTGAGCAGCACGGCCGCCCAGCGGTGGGTGCCGTTTCCGTTGGCCTTCGCAGCGACGGCTCCGTTGGCCGAGGTGACCACGGTCATGGCGTCGCCCCCGTTCCGCCGCCGGGGGTGGTGCCGCCTTCTAGCACCACTTCGCTTCCGACATGCTTCGTGTGGATGCGGAGCGTGCGGCGGTACGGGTCGCTGTAGCGCCACGGTGGCTCCGCACCGGGTGCCATCACCTCGTAGACCGCAACCGAGGTGCCATCCGGATCGATCACGCGATCGCCTGCCTTCGGCAGCGTCGCCACGCCGCCGAGCACGAGGTCGGTCCGAAGCGCGAGGAAGTCGCGCGACTCGACGCGCTGCACGATGCCCATGCGGTCGACCTGCTCGAAGAGCGTGCGCCCGATCGTGGCATCGACGGACGCGGCCTGCGCGCCACGCCGATACTCGACGCGCTGCGTCATGTGTGCGGTGCGCTGCTGGTCAAGCCAGGCAGAACCTTGTTCGAGCATGTCGGGCACGGGCACGGTCTCCGGAGCTTGGGTTACTGCGACAGGCGCACGCGCACCGTGGCGTCGGTGGTCGCGGCAGCGGCCACCGCCTTGCCGATCCGCTTGTTTGCGCCTCCGCCGTCGGCGGTCGTGGCGATGGAGTTGGTCGCATCCCAGTGGACGAACGCACCCGCAGTGATCGCGGTGCCGCCGCCGGTCGCCTTGGCGATGTCGAAGACGCCTGCGACCGCAAGCGCCCCGAGCGTGTTGGCCTTGATGTCGAGCTTGGCGATGCCGACGAGCTCGCCCTGCACGACCACCGCGCCTGCGGCGACGTCGCTGCCGGGCGTGTAGTCGATCGAGCGGCCCTCATGGATGAATGTGGCGAGTGCCATGGGTCAGGTCTCCTTGTTGGTGGTTGCGATCACGCCTCGCCCTTGACCTTCACGGCCGCGCGGCGGTCCTGCATGGCGACGCCGAAGTCGAAGTAGCCGCGCCACTGCATGCCGAGCGTGTTGAAGTTGGTCTCGCCGCTCTCGATGGTCGGGACGCGACGCCCGCGCAGGTACGCGATCTCGATGGCGGCCACGTCCGCGGGGTTGGCGAACAGGTACCACGCCTTGGCGCTGCCGCCCGCGATGCCCTGCGCGTTGAGGTACGGGCTCGCGACGGGACGCCACTTGCCCGCGTGCGGGTTGTTGGCGGGCTTGGGCTTGTCGGTCGTGGTCGTCTCGTTGACCCGCGTCTCGGTCATCAGCTGCTGCGCTGCGACCTTGAGCGCCGTCGGCACCAGCAGCACCGACGGCGAGATCAGGATCGGCTTGCCGTCCGAGTCCGTCTGGTCCATGAACGTCTGCTCGGCCTTGGTCAGCGAGTCGATCGACAGCGCCGTGTCCACGCCCGAGAGGAAGTTCTTGTTGCCGACCGAGAAGAACGTGCCCGGGTTGGCGAGCAGGAGTTCGAACACCGCCTCCTCGCGCTTCAGCGCCGACATGCGGCCGATGATGCGAGGGATCTGGAGGAACGCCCCGAGGTCGTCGTTGATGATCATCTGCCGCGTCAGCGCGAAGATGCGGCCGAAGGTCTCGACGCGGTTGGTGTACGACTCCTCGCTCAGCGTCGCGTGCTTGAGCTCGCCGTCGGGGCCGACCTTCTCGAAGACGCCGTTGCCGGTGAGCCGGTAGCGGGTGACCTCCTTGAAGTCGGCCACATCCGCGTCGGCGCAGAACATCGCGACAACGCTGTCCACCGCCTGGTACGCCGCGAGCATCGCCTTGTTGGCGACGTTCGACAGGATGCCCGAGAGGCTGATCGTCGAGAAGCCGCCGCCCGAGGCTCGGATGGTCCGCTCGGCGCGCTCCTGCGCACGGAGCTGCCGGTCGGCCTCGAAGGCCGCCAGGATGAAGTCGTTGTCGACATGCGTACCGCGCGACGAGCCGCCGACGGCTTCGATCGCGTAGCCGAGCGCCGCATGCACGCCCGCGCCGCGCAGACGGCCCGCGACGGCGGCGTTCATGGTGCGCTGGTCGTACCACTTGCCGACCTCGGCCTCGGGGATGCCAGCCGAGAGGCAGAGCGCCGCCTCGACGGTCCGCGCCGCGACACCGGCATCGCCATCGCGCCGGACTCCCCCCGCCGCGAGGGCAGGGCGCTCGGCCCGGAGCAGCTCCAGTTCCGTGCGCGTCGCGTCCCAGCCGTCGGCGATCGCCTTGGCCTCGAGGTCGGCATGGCGTCCATTCGATGGAGCACACAGCCGACGGATCGCGGCGATGCGACTCGACTCCGCGGCCGCCTCGGCGCGCATCTGCGCCGTGACGCTCGGGGAGTCTGTCTCCGTCGGGTCATCGTCGGTCGCGGTTGCGGTTGCGGTCGACGCATCCGACTCGCTCGCGAAGAGCGCCTCAAGGCTTGTGCGCTGGGCGTCGTTGAGGTCCGCGTCGGCGAATCCCTTCGCCTCCAGCCACTGTTCGAAAGTCATGGTGTTGGTCTCCTTGGCGGATGCACGGGTGCGTCCCGCCGCGATCTGTGCGGTCGTGTCGTCGTCGGCCCCGAGCGCGACGAAGCTCACCTCGCCGAGGACCGACTCGCGTGCGATGTGAAGAGGTCCTGCGAACTCGCGGCCGTTGACCCGCGCGGTGCGTCCCTTGGCGACGAACTCGACGCGCTGGGCCACTGCGCCGAGCGACGCCTGCCACGGGAATCCGTTGAGGCTCGACTCGACAATCTCCCGCGCCACGGGACCCGCGCCGCTGACGACGCCGGTCACCTGAAGCTGCGAGTTCTGGACGCCGATCGAGTCGGTGTGGCCGACGATGAGCGAGCGGTTGTGGTCCTTGAGGATCGGTCGGCTCTTGGCGGCGACGCGCATCCCGGCGAGGTCGACGACGACCGGATGCGGCCAGCCCGCGAGCGTCATCGCGCCGCCGGTGTAGGCGGTCATGCTGAAGCGCCGCAGCGACGGACGGTCCCCGGCGGCGTTCGCGTCGGACGCCTCGATGGCGTTCCAGTCGGTGACGGGCGCGCAGAAGTGCAGCACCCGCGGCCCCCGGCGTGTCTCAGTCGCGCTCGGCATCGTCGTCCTCCGTGACGGTTGCGGATTCAGGTTCCTGCGACGGGCCAGCGGCTGCCGTCGGCAGCCCGAGCTCGGCCATCAGCGCGAGTTCCTTCGCGCGCTGGCGCAGCTCCGTCTCCCAGTCGCGTCCCTGCTTGGCGTACTCGTTGGCGAGCGTCGTGGTGTGACTTCCGAGGCGAGTCGCCTGCGCGGTCGCCTCTTTGGCGGGATCGACGTGCTCGTGCCCATCCCAAAACCACTGGCGCGCAAGCCCGCCCGTCTCGCCGCGGGCGACGAGCGTGCGGATCGGAAGCGGCAGCAGGTCGGAGACCAGAACCGCCTCGCGCAGCCACGCCGCGAGGATGCGGTCGAGCACGACGCAGGCGATCTGCTCCTGCTCGACGCGGATCGACTTGAAGTACGTCTGGTGGTCGAGGCGACCCGAGGCGTAGTTGTAGCCCGAGGAGTTTCCCGCCGCGACGTTGAACGGCATGTTCAGGCAGCGGGCGATCTCGTTGAGAAGCTCGCGCTTGAACTCGGCGTAGGTCGTCGACGGCTGCTCCGCCTGGACCTGCGCCATCTTCCAGCCGCCGGGCATCGTCAGCAGCGACCGCGCCTCGAGCTCGATCGCGTCCATCGGCTCGACCGACTCGGCCTCGCCGTTGGCGGGTGTGTCGGTGTAGAGGATGCCCGCGAAGTCGGCGGCGGTCTCCGCAGCGCCGAGCACCGCGAGCGTGTAGCGGCGGAGCTGCGCGAAGAGCGGCAGCGCCGGCGTGATGTCGGGGATGCCGCGCGACTGACCAGCGCGGTCGACGCGGAAGAAGTGGATCACCGCCTCGGCGGGCACGCGGTCGTACTCGAAGCCGAGCGTCGCGCTCCCGGTGCCGCCGGGATGCTCCTTGAGGACGTGGTACTCGACCGGATTCCCGAACTCGTCGAAGACGATGCCGTCGACGCTGCCGTCGAGGAGCGTCAGCAGATCGGGCGTCGTGACCTGATCCGCCTCGACGAGCCGCACGTCGAGCTTGATCGGCGTCGGCAGACGGGGGTTGTCGGTCAGGACGAGGAACGCCTCGCCGTCCTGCGCCCGGGCCATCCGCATGGTGCGGAGCTTCTCGGGCAGACGCACCGCCTTGGCCCACCGCGTGAACTCGCGCTCGATGCGCTGGTTCGCGTCGCCGTTCTCGGTGAGCAGCTGGAGCCGCGGGCCCGTGCCGACGACGTCGTTGGCCAGCGTGAGGACGATGCCACGCGCGTAGGAGTTGTTGGCCACCTCGTAGCGAGCGCGGTTGCGGAGCGTGCGGCGCACCTCGGGCGAGGCGGCCGCGTCTGCGCTCAGGCCGTCGGCGTTGGCCCAGTGACGGCGGTTGTGGTCGTTGGTGACGGCCGAGTCGAATCCGGCGCGGACGACACGCACGACACGGCCGCCCTTGCTCGGGGCGACCTGCCGCGGCGCGGCGTCGGCCTTCGGCTTGCGCGTGAAGAGCCCGAGCACGTCAGCCGCCCTCCGCGCCAGGAGGGATGAGCCGGGTGAGACGGAGCGCCCGCGCGGGCCGCTTCGCCGCGTCCTTGCTGGCGAGATAGCGGTCCGCCTCGATCTGGTCCTTCAGCGAGTGCTGCTGGACGCTGCCCGAGTCGCCCTGGACTCGGGCGGGACCTGCGGCGTTGTCGCGGATGGCTTGGTCGAGGTCGTTGCCGGGCATCGGAAACTCCAGCGACGACCAGCCGGGGCGACAACGCGACAGCGCCACGCAGGTATGCAGCCCTGCATGGCGTGCACGTCCTCATCCGTTGCCGGAGTGGAGCGCCTCGGGGGATCAATCCCAAGGCGGTCGCCCGAACTGGTCGTCTACTGGATACCTACGCCACGGCGCGGCGAGATGCGCGGAATTCGATCGGCTCCGTGCAAGTCGTTACACCGGTAGACATCGGGGCGGTAGACCGCTACCGCATGGGCCTCGACCGAGCCGGAGATCAGATGCCTGCGCGTCGAGCGGCCTTCTTACCGGAGGCCTTTTTCGGGCCACGCTTCTGACCATCTCTCGTAGCTTGTGACTTGCGTGGCGCAGGTGACTGAGGTGATGGCGGAGGTTCCGGGTCGGCTGGATGTGGGGGCGGAGGCGCCGGCATCATTACTTGCACCTGACGCACCTGCTTCAGGTAGGCCTTGCCGAGGTGGTTCTCGAAGATCTTGACAGCCGCTGTACCACCGAAGGTGTGCATCGTCGCATGGAACACGGACAGGAAACCATCCTGCTCGTCCTGATTCGCCTCAAGATGCCCGATCTTCAATCCCTTGCTCGCCAGCACGTCGCGGGGAATGGGGCGACTGTGGGTCTTGAATTGCCCATGGTCGGCGAGCCACTCCGCGATCGACTTCGCTTGGGCTGCGCCGTTAGGATCGCCCTTGAGCATGTAACTCGCCAACCACTGCTCGACGAGCAGGGCCGACAACTCGCACGCATTGCGGCACTGAACGAGCAGCCCAGGCCCGTACTGGCTCAGCTTCGGAAGCCAAGCGCCGATGCGCTTCGGATCTTGGCACTCTTGGACCGCCTGCTCAAACTCCTCCAATATCGCCTGAGCCGGCACGGCTCGGATGCCCTCTCCCGTCGGCATCATCAATTGGGGATCGGTCGGACCAAGAAAGGAGTGCTTCCCCATGACGATCTCATCGGCTGCGCACGAGATCATCGTCGCTGCCGACATCGCCATGTGCGGTACGATCACCCGGATGTGCTCGAACTTCGAGCGGAGGTAGCAGACTAGCGCCTCGGCAGCGCCGGGCGAACCGCCGGGGCTATGGAGAATGAGGTCGAGGTTCGGCCCGCGCAGGCCGTGAATGACCTCCATCAGCCCGGTCAGGTCCTCCTCAACGATGCTGACGAAGCCAGGCGGCGCATCGCCCTGCATCCACTTCGTCGCATAGAGGATGACATTCCGCCCGGTGAGCTGATGCACACGGGCCAAGTACTTCTTCCGAACGGCATCAAACTGTGGCGGTTCGCCCTTGGTCTTGGGCTTGAGCTCTTCGAGAATCTCGCTCCACGTGGGCATCGTGGAACGATGATAACCCGAAATCGGTCACACGCACTCGGCGGTCGTCGAGTCGGTTGCCCATTCAACGGTTCGGGTGGCCATGACGCTCTGGTACGCCTCGGTGGCGTCTTGATACCGCTTCGCCTCACCGTAGGCTTCCATCAGCTCGCGCACCCCGGGCTGCTTCATCGCCTCTTCCACAAGCCGCTGTGCGGCCTTGGGGTCAAAGGGTGTAGCTTCCTGCAAGGGTCGTTTCACTGTGCTAGTCGCCATCGCGCTCCTCCGTCGGACACGTCTCCTTCATCGGCTTGATCCGTGGCGACGTTGCACCACCGATCGCACCAAACCCGACGGGCCTCCAAGACCCTCAAGTATACACCTTGCCGATGGAAGGGCAATTTCCCATCGGAAAGGGCCACTTCAGGGGCTTCCCGGCGTCATTCTCGGTCTGTCGGGCGGCAGCTCGCCGTCCTACCAGCCGAGACGGTGGTCGCCTCGACGGTACTAAGCCGCCGTCCGCAGTACCGGCACTCCCGCCGCCGAACGAGCCTGCCGCCCCACGCCCGCCGGGTGTAGACGACCCGCAGGTGACCGCACCCGCAGGCCGGGCACCGCAGGCCGCGCTGCTCCTCGGGCTTCGGGTTGGGAGCCGCCTTGCCGCTCACGCCTTGGCCCTCCGGATCTCCGAGAGCCGGACCCGGGGTCGGGCCTCCGGCTTCGTGTCGGTTCCGAACAGCACCGTGCCCTGCATCGAGGCCGCCACCGCCGCGCCGACGAGACAGTCGAGCCAGTGGTTGTCGGCACCGCTCAGCCGAAGCTTCCACTCGTCGACCGTCCGGCCGCGACCGGTCGTCTGGACGCGGTACTCGCTGGTCAGGTGGTCGGCGAGCAGCCGATGTGCCTCCGCCGCGCGGCCGAAGAGCGAGAGGCATCCCGGATCGCCCATCGGGACCGCCAGTCGCGCGTGCACGAAGCTCTTCCAGTAGTTGCTGTCGAAGAGCGCATGGCGCACGCCGCGGCGACCGGTCACCACCGGCACGCGCCAGTTGAGCCCGATGCGTTCCCCGCGCTTGCGCTTGTGCTCGGCGAAGGGGATGCTCGAGGCGCCGACGTAGCGGCCGTGCCCGGGCATCACGATCCCGCCGAAGCTCGTCTGGCGGCAGAACTGGTAGACGACGTCCGACGACTGGCCCCAGTTGGCGTCGATCAGGCAACGCTCGACGCGCACCTCCGATCCGTCGTCGCGTCGCCACGCCCGGCCGATGCGCTCCGCGACCAGCGCTTCGAGGCCCGCGTAGATCGCGCCTTCCTGGCCCGCGCGAGGCAGCGCAGTCTGGAGCGTGACGCGCGCCTCGCGGAGCGAGAAGTACGCCGCCTTCTGATCCGGCCACGCGCCGTAGTCCACGACGTAGCCGGTGAAGTCGTCCTCCCATGCCACGACGAGCCAGAAGAGCAGCTTGCCCTGCACGTCGATGAACATCGTGAGCCGAGTGCACAACACCGGCACGACGCCGCGCTGGATGCCGTTGGTCTTGGCGGCGATCTGCTCGGCGGTGAGCAGATCGTCGTCCGCTGTCACCTCGGGCAGCGGCTCGTTCTGGTACTCCGCCCAGAACGCGGCCTCGTCCAGACATCGCAGGTTCATGGCGTGCTGGATGGCCGACCGCTCGTCGTGGTTGAAGCGGGCGGGCCACGCGACCACCGCGCCCTCGTCCATCGCCGCGCGATTCGTCTCGTAGAAGGCCGTCGCCTCGCCGATGCCGCGGTCGTTGCGCAGCCCGTCGGCACGGATCTCGGCGTACCGCGCCCACAGCGCCTCGGCGATCGGGAAGGCGTAGACCATCTTCGTCCGCTCGCCCTGCCATGTCGGATGGCGATCGCGGTCGAGGAGCCGGTCGGCCAGATCATCCGGCCGCACGACGGTCAGCGTCATGAGCCCCGCGATCTTCTTGCCGGGCCCGGCAAGTCCGAGGATCGCACCGGCGAGGATGCGTTCGCGCGCGGCGCACTGGCTCGGGCTGCGCGCCGACTCGTCCGTCTGCGGATCGTCGATCAGCACCAGCGACGGCCGGACGCTCTGGCCGTCGGGGAGCTTCCGCTTCATGCCGCGGATGCGCCCGGTGATGCCCGCGACGGCGATGATCGCGCCGGAGGCCTTGGAGCCCGCGATCGTCGGCATCACCATCTCCTTCGCGGTCCAGCCGATGTGCGTCGGTTCGCCGTTGTGGAGCTGGCCCGACGCACGCTGGTGGATGCCCTCGAGGCACCGGATCGGGAAGCACGCCTCGGGGAAGTCGTCGAGGAGCTGGTCGTTGTTCTCCAACTCGCTCTTGATGCTCTCCAGCATCGACGCGGCGTGCACCTCGTCGCTTCCGATCAGGCACACGAACTGCCGCGCACCGATCAGGATCGCCCAGAGACACGCGATCTCGCAGAGCGTCGTCTTGCCGGAGCCTCTGGGCATCGCCATCGCGAAGAGCCCGCCCTCGAGCACGGCCTGCTCGATCTTGGCGATGACCTTCAGGTGGTCGTCCGACCACGGCAGGTGGAACGTCTGCGGGAAGTAGGTGTCGCAGAAGGCCCGGAACGACCGCGAGCAGCGATCCTTCCGCTCGGGATCGCCGACCGGCGGCAGCTCGCCGATGTTGCGGCCCGACAGCGAGAGAGCCGCGGCGCGGGCGCGCTGCCGCTCGCGCTCGGCGTCGTAGCCGCTGAGCGCGTTGCTCTGCGCCTCTGGCTTCGGCGCGTGGCGGATCGAGACGAGCCAGGCGACGTAGCGGAAGAGGTCGACGGTCTTGCCATCTCCGATGCGGAAGCCCGCACGCGTGCGATGGCGATGGAGCTGACGCTCGCCCATCACTTCGCCCAGCGGGGTCGAGTTGAGCAGGCGGCACGCGTCGCTCGGCTTGAGATTGCGCGGGTCAATCTTCGCCACGCGCACCTCCGCCCACGGAGTTGGCGAGTTCCCGCACGAGCCATGCCGCGTAGTGGACGAGGTTGATGCTGCCGTCGGCGTTCGTCGGCGCACCGGCCTCGATGTCGGCGCGCAGCATCGCCTCGGTCACCTCGCCGCCGCCAAGGCGTGTGAGCACGCGCGCGGCGTCCGCGACCGACAGCGCGGCCGGATTGAGGCGGCCGGGGTCGCCCCCGCCCCCGGAATGGGAACCGGAGTTAGGCGCGTGTTGGGCCATGTGGCCGCCCTCCGGGAGCGCCTTGCGGACCTGCATCACGCCACGTTTGGCGACCGTGGCGGATGTCCGCGCGGAGTTGCCCACATTCGTCGAAAGCCGGGCGGATTCCGGCGAATCGGCCTTGATGTTGTTCGCGCCTCACGCCCTTGTGTGTCCAACGCGGGACGCATTCCGCAGCCCGCCAAACGCCACGAACGGAGAACGCCATGACGACCAGCCGCAACGACGCTAGCCCCAACGCGAGCCAAGCCCAACGCACCGCGACCAGCGCGTACGCCGCCGCCCGCAACGACATCGCCCGCCTCCTCGACGTCCTCGACATGGAGCTCGCCAAGCACGACGAGCGCGCCAAGGCCGACGAGAAGAACTGGGGCTTCGCGG